TCTGTGTATAGTCCTTTAAAGAAGTTACCTATTTTCTCTAAGAGATTACCTAAGAAATTCTTATCATTCTTTAAAGATTCTTGTTGGGTAGTTAAAGCAGCTCTGAAGTGTGGGTTAGACATAACCTCACTTACAAACTCTTCTACGTTCTTAAAGCCATAGTTAACAGCTAGATTAGGGAACTTCTTTAAGTAAGAATTAAATACCTTCTCCATATCTGCCTTAAATGCTTTCTCCTGTTCTGTTACAGGCTCGTTTAATGCTTTAATGGTATAAGCATGCAAAGACTCATGGATAAGGTCTCTAACAAGCTTAGAATTGTTCATACTCTCACTTACAGTCTTGCCTATGTAAATTGTTCCTGTGTTGTTATCATAGAAAGCAACTTGTCCAGGATCTGAGTCTTGTGTGTCATCAAACACTACAAGCTTCACACGAGCATTCTTATTCTGTAGTTCTACTAACTTAGATAAGATATTCTTTTGGAACTCAGGTAACTGATCACCAGTAAGCAAACTATTGGCTACATCACTCCAACTAGAATTAGTAGAAGGAAAGAACTGAGTAACAAGTGTTCCAAATCCTAAAGCAGATAAAGTTTCTTTAGTTATACTTTGAGGAGATTGGTTAATCCCTACAGTTAATCTAAATCCGTTATCTGTTCTAACAACATCTGTAGATACGTTCTTGTATCTTGGATTCATGTTAAACCCAGCAGCTGCTACACTTGCTTCCTCAAAGGAATCAAATTCTTGTGTAGGATCTAACTGACTAAGGATATCTTCTTCTGAGTTTACTGCATCAATCTGATACTGACTTAAATCTAAACCTAATATCTTGTTTAGATATTCAATCTTAGGTTCTCCGTTTAGGTTTAACTCCTCCCTGTGTGCTGTGTTAGTAGTCCAATCAAATCCTAATAGGTCTTTAAACCCTGGAGTGTACATACTGTTATAAACGTCTACTGCTTTTTGTTTGTCAAAAAGATTAGTTAACTGAAAGTATGCTGTTGAGGATACTGTGTTACCAGTAATGGGAGATTTTATTGATGCTTTACAAGACATTATTTAAGTTTATCTTAAGTTAATACAAATATAGTTAAAGATTACAGTTTAGTTCTTTAAATTCTACTTTACTAAGTTCTTTCTTTATTTCAGGACTCATGTCTGCCATGTAGTCTTCTGCCTCGTAAGGATAAGTAAATCTAATAGGTGACTCATTTATAATTATATCATCGTTTACTAGGTCATTAAAGTCTAGTTGAGTCTGAGTATAAGAAGGTTGAATCATATTTTCTTCTTCAGATATGTCCTCCATAGATTTATACATCTCTACTATAGGAGTTACTTCATCAAAGAACTTATCATTGAATTGCCACTCTATAAAAAAGTTAGAAGCTGTTCTACCACTTCTAGGAATATCTCTTACTGCCTTAGAGAAAGGAAGTTCTTCAGTCTTTAGGTTATAGCGTTGGTTTGCTGCATCTCTTATCTCTGCATTATGCACATCAAACAGACGTTCATTCTTTACTTTAGCAGAGCCATTCTCTAGGGCTCCCTTACTAACCATATACTCTTTGTTTGTTGTTCTTACGTTACAAGTTGCCATGTCTTCTTATTTTAACATTTAAATGGATCTACTACATCATCAAACTTTTCTTGCTTGTAGTTGTTTCTAAGATCAACTAAAGCTGCTTCATTGATCTGATCTTCGTACTGACCTATTGTTTGGTCTTCTGACTTCTTAATAGTCTCATGTTTTACTTCGTGTATTAAAGCAAAAGTTAAAAACTCTTCAAGTGATTTAAACTCATCTGAAGCTAGAGGAGTAGAATAACTGTCATCTTTTTGTTTAGCTGACTTAGTCCATGCTTTCTCGTTAAACTTATTAAGTAAGTCCTTCTCTGCTATCTGAATAACTCCGTTAGAGTTTCGCATAGCAACTGGAGTATTCTTACTAGTAGATAGTTTATCTACAAACTCTATACGAAGTCCTCTGAATCTATTTGTAGACTTAAGGTTTTCAAGATTTGTATAGTTCTTAGTTTGGAAAGTTAGAATTCCTCTAAGAGCACTATCTATTTTCTCTTCTATCAAAAGTAATCTAACGTTAAAGTCTGGCTCATGTTCTATCTTAGCTACGTTTTTATCTAAGACTAAAGTAGGAACATCCTTGCTGTCATTAAAATAAGTCATCTGAGAAATATATCCAGCAAGTTGTTCAGATACTATTTTGTTCCCCTGCATTAACTTAAGTTTGTTTACTGCTTTAGTCGTTTGGTCTACGTAAGTCTCGTAAGGAATTACTTGAGATAAGCCATAAGAGTTATTGCTAAAGCCAAACTGTAAGAATGTACCCAGACCAATGTTCTTAAATAACTCGCTTACATCTTCTCTCACATCGTTAAGTCCTTCTATAAATGCTTTCTCATACTCACCTACTAGATAAGCATCTAGGTTAGCATTTCTAAGCTTAAAGATAATATTCTTTGACGAATTCTCAGCAGTGTAAAGGTTAGCAATTATTTGATTTTTAGATAGATCACTATACTTTTCTGTAAGGTCAGCAAGTTTCTTTGCTATGTTATTAGAATAGGTTTTATTAAACAACCCAGAAGCAGAAAAGAACTTGTCTTGTAACTTAGTACCTGTTTGATCTACACCAAAAAGTTGAACCATTGCTACTAGATAATTGTCTTTAATCTTTTTAGATGCTTTTACTAAGTCATCGTCAGTATATTTTCCTGCTCTATTAGTGTATTGTGAAATAGCATCTAATACTGAAGGATGATTAGATACATCAAATACTTGTGGCATGATGGAAAGAACTGTTCCTGCTTGGTTAAAGTTAGATAAAGCAGAATCTTGTGTAAGTTTATTTAAACCGTCTCTATTAAAACTTTCTACTACTCTGCCATAAGTAATTGCATCTGCTTTTACTTGATAGGAGTTTTGGAATCTCTTAGTGTTGTAATCTACTAAACTAGTTAACTGTTGAACTGATCCTTGTAACTCTTTAATTATATACAAGTTAAACAAATCTTCTAGTTGTTGTTTATCTGATTCATTGTTAACTCCACCTTCAGTGATGAAACGATTTAAATCCATCATCAAAGGTTTAAACTTAACTACATCTTTATTACTAAAAGTATCTATTGCAATATTAATGTAAGACTTAGTGTTGTCGGATACATTTAAGTCTTTTAATGTTTGCACCATTACATTCTTAAATGTCATACTAACTGGTCTTCTTCTTCTCATTCCAATTTGTTTAAACAACAGACCTCTGTTAGATTCTTTAAGTACATATTTAACTAAAGGCTTATTCAAGAAATCTAAAGCAGTTCTTACAGGAGTACCTGCAAGAATCATAGCATGAAAGAGAGGAGTCTTAGCTTTATCTAAACCTAAAAGAATAATCCAATCTTCTTTTGCAATATCTACGTGCCCGTTAATTGTTTCACTGATTACCCTAGAGATAACAGTTCCATCTGTAAGAGTTTGTTCTCCTAAGCTAATACCTCCATTTACTCTGTTTGCATCAAAAGGATAAAATCCAGAAAGTTCGTTATTGTAAACTAAACCTGCAATCTGGAATTCCTTCTGCATTGTGTTAAGTTTAGCATCAATACCCAAAGCTTTCTTAGATTCAATGTTATCTCCGTATACACGATTAGATGTAAGAGGACTAAACAAACCAGTAGAAGTAATTGGATTCTGATCTAATTTATCAGAAATACTTGTTAGAATTGTGTTTGTGTTAGGAAGAACTAACTTGTTATAGTTTTCAGGCATTGAGATAACTGAAGTAAACACATCTATAAGTCTATTAACGTTTCCATCTTTAAAGTTGTTTACGTTAGACACAACAGATGAGTAATCTCCAATTTCATTTTTGAGTGCTTTCAATGCAGATAATGCACTCGCTAATTCCCCAGACTTACTTAACGCTTTAACTTCTTCTATCTTTTGTTTAATCAAGTCTTCTTTCTCAGTAGATCCTTCTGACATTAAAGCCTGAAGTTCTTCTAAGTTCATTTTTGTATTAGCAAACTTGCCTATGTTCTCCTCGGTAGAAGACATAGATTCGTTAAGCTCTTTTATCTCTTTCTCTAATTCTTTTTTGTTTAAGTAAGAAGGAATAGTTTCTAGGGTTTCAACTAAAGACTGTTTAGCTGCTCTTAGGGTCTTTAACAATCTTACAGACTCTGCTTTACTAGGTAGTGCACTATTATAATTAGATAGTGTAAATCCTGCATCGCTAATCAACTGACCATTCTGATCCAATTTAGGTTCAAACATAGTTAACTTATCTATATCAAAGTCAGAACCAGACTTAACAACTATCTGAGCAGGAACAACAATTACAGGACCTGCACTAGTAGGTAAGAACTCTCTTACCCTAAAATACTCCATAGAGTTTAAACCCTGTACAGGAATACGTACTCCTACTAAGCTAAGTTGTTTTGTATGTTGATCTACCCATTCTACTGCTTCTCTGTTGTTAGACTTTAAAATTTTATTAAGTCTTTCTACTGTACCAATCTTCTGTCCTTTAAAGGTTAAGTTTAATAGAGGAGCATGTTTCTTAGGATTAAACGCAATCTTAACATCTGCAGGCTCTGTACCATTTACCCCTTTACGGTAGAATCTTAATCCATTAATTCCAAACTTCTTAATCTGTTCTTCAGTAGGCTTAGTAAATCTCGTATTACCTTGAGCTGTAGAAGCCATTTGAATGTAAGACTCTCCGTGAATTTTTTGAGAGATAATCTTATTATTGATAATAGACAATAAAATGTTTTCTATCTCTGCTCTATTTTTAGTAGCATCTAAGGGATACTTGATGTTTCCTGCTGCATCTAATTGAATGTAGCGCCTAAGAGATTGACTAGTGTCTCTCTTATCCATCTCACTCTTTAGGAAGTTATAGAACTTCTTGTTATCAAATCCTAATATAGCTCCGTTAGAGTCTCTAGTTAAACCTAATTTATGAAACAAGTTAGCTTCTTCTATTCCAATAATATTACCAAGTACTTGATCATACTCTTTGTATAAATTTTGTACTGTCTTAGCAGTACTTGCATTCAAGTTGCTTAGGTTTCCTGCAGTAAAAAAATCCCCAAAAATAAGCTTAACCATCTGTGTAGAGAGAGTAGCTTCATTCTTCAACTTAGGAGCAATATACTGCTGTTGTTTAAGGTTCTTTAAGTGTAGGGATGTAATATTGTTTCCTTTAATACTAGGATTTACTTTAAGTGTACCTGCATTGTCTGCATCTGGTACATAAAAGTCCAAAGCATCTCCATAGTTAGAAGCTTTAGAACCTGAGTTAAATGTTGCATAGTCAATTTGCTTAGCAATCATTTGCTTATTCAACTCCTCTAGTTGGGTTCCTGCAATCATAGAAGGAATCATTGGAGCCAAAGAATACTTATGTAAAGCAGTTAACTTGGGATCCTCTACAATAGCTCCGTAGTGACCTAACTTAAGTGGAGGAAATCCTACGTAGTTTGTACTGTCTTTGAGTTCTTGCATCTTTGCATAGTCCTCTTCAGTTTTATCTTTCTTGTTTAGGATTTTAAATACTTCAATCTCATTTAAGTAAGCGTTCTCTTGTTCTTGAGACCATTGACCTAATCCTATAAGATAGTTACGATAGAAATCTAAACTAACTAAACCCTGAGCATCTGCTTCCTTAGGAGAGTTGACATACTCTTGGTACTCTAATGTATCAGGAAGTCCTAAAGCTGCTCTGTAAGTAGGCCAGTCTTCTTTACTAAAAGTATTTACATCATTAAAGACAACTGTTCTAACTGTCTTACGAAACTTCTGAGTTGCTCCTCTTAATGCTTTGTATAACCCATTAGTATTTCCACTATTATTTAAGTGAGCCATTACAGCAGCATTGTCTTGGAATACAAATCCAGGAGAAGAAGTAAAAGGAATACGTTTAAATACCTCACGGAAGTCTCCCTTAACTTGAAAGTTAGCAATATCTCCTACAAAGACTTTCATGAACTCTACCTTATGAATGAAATCATTCTTTAAGTAGTTAGCTATAACGTAGTCTAAGTTTTGTGGAGTAATCTTATTCTTTTTAAACAAGGCAGGATTAGCAAAGTTTAAAGCATTTAACATATTTGCTAAGTCTTGATCCTTTTGTTGTTCAGTAGAGTTATCAGTAATAGCACTCTTGTCTCCTAGTGTAGATTCTATTAGACGTTGTTTGTAGAGAGCAGTTTGTGTTTCAAAGTACTTACTCAAGTGAGTAGGTAATTGATCACTAACACGAGTAAAGGCTGCTATAACAGTTGCTTTGTCGCTACTAGTTAAGTCAGCATAATCTTCTTTAGGAAGGATGTCTTTGAATATGAACAACTCTTTTCCTTTTGTATTGTATACGTGCTTCTTATCGCTATTTAGAATGTTAAGTACTCTTGCTACTTCTGAAGTTAGATAAGCTTTGAATTGGTCTGCTAGTACTTTTTCTACTACAGTAGACTTTTCATTACTACCTAATACTGCAGGATCTAAAGGTACGTACATTCTTTCTTCTACTTTACCTGAGGTCATGGTAGCATAAGAAGTTCCTTTGTCTCCAAAGCGGATGTTCTCTGTCATACCTTCTTGGAAGAAAGAAGCAAAATCTTGTATAATTTTATCTTCCGAAGTAAGTTCGGTAGTAGTTACACCGTCTTTTAAATCTGCTTCAACCTTAACTCCTGAGAAGTTTACAATGTTAATCTTAAAGTCTTGTTTACTAAACTGTGTTTTGAGTCTAGGAAACTGTTTACCTGAATTAAGTTCTTTGTATAACTGAGGTAAGGTTTTATCCTTAACAGTAATACCAAACATTTTTTCTAACCAAAGAGATCCTATAATGTTAGGATTCAATCTAACATCAAGGTGAGCAAACTCTGGCTTAGCTATAAGTTCGTTATAACTCTTTACAGAGTTTAAAGCATTAGTTACTTGAGTAAGGTAGAAGTACTGTACTCTATTATACTGAAGTTTATCTTCAGAGTTAAAGTAAGAACCTGAAGCAAACTCTCTTTCAAATTTACCATAGTATCCTACAACTGCATTAATAGCATCAAACTTAGGTCCTAGTGCTTTACCTGGTCCCTGTGACTTACCTAAAAATTGTAAAGGTTGAGTAATAGAAGTGTTATCTATACTTTCTTCTAATTTGTCATACAGTTCTCTTACAGTAAAAGTAGTATCAGATAAAAAGTCGTAAAGCGCTTTCTTATCTTTTTGGTAAAGTGCATTAGTAGGAATAATACCTAAGGCATTGTAGAACTTATGTATCCCTTGTAATAACTCTTTGCCTTCTGGAGTATAATCTCCCTTCTCGTTTGTAAGTTTATTACGTCCTGCAAAGAATTGTTTGATGTTCTTTATGTAACTAAAATCCTCTAATAACTTAGGTACATTTAAAACTGTCTCACCTTTGTCATTAACAGTTCCGTACTTAGGATTAGACTTAAAGTAATCCTCATCAAAGTACCTAACTAAGTTATCAGTTGTTCTAGTACCTAGTTGGAATACTTTACTAACTAAGTTACTTGATTCAGTAGAACCTGTAAGTTTTTTAACAGATAGTTGATATGCAAGAATTTCTGGCATAGAGACTGTCTGTACAAAAGAAGCTACAAAGTTTGCTGTGTTTAAGTCTACGTCTTGTACATCCTCTTCAGGAAGCAAAGAAACCATATCATTAAACTGTGGGTACTCTTGTGCTACTACCGCTAACTCTGCAAGAATTTTAGGGTATTCAGTTATTCCTGATAGACTTGAAGTAAGTACATTCCAGTTAGTAGAGAAGTTTCCTACTACAGGAAATCCAGTAATGTTACTTATTACTTGAAAGTCAGATATACTTTTCTTACCTGACTTAATATCTTTTCTATCTTGTGTAGTTAGTTTATTGTACTTAGGTAAAGCTTGTACTAGTTTGATAACTTGGGATGAAGCCAAATCCATCTGACTTGAGTCATGCGCATTCTTATTGTAAATCTTATTGCCTACTTCTTGATTAACCTCATCATCTATTGCTTCTAATCCAAATACAGATTCTTGACTTAGATACCAAGCTTTTACTTGAGGCCAGTTCTTTAGAATGTTAACAAGATTCTTTCCTACTAGAGTATCTTGGGGTGTAACTATAACATTAGGATCTACAGTAGAGTTTTTTACTTTAGTTCTAATGTCTTCAAATCTTTCTTTCAAAGCGTCAACAGTACTTTTCCAACTTTTCTTTGTAGCCAATAAATACTCTAAGCTGTCAAAGATTTCCTTACCCTCTTCTTGAGTGTATATAATGTCTCCTTCAGGTGTTTGAATATAAAGAGTTTTTGTACCTGGAATTATCTTCTCTTCTATAAGTTGTCCTTGTCTCTTAGCTGCTCTGTCTTGACGATCTTGTACTTCCTGTTTGATGTAGTCAACTGTAAAGGCTGGATCTTCCTCTCTATACTTTTCTTGGAAATTAGGAAGATACATAGTAGAGACCATAGCTAAAGCTTGTGCCTCATTACCTTCTGCAACTTCATTTAGTATACGATCATATACTTCACTAAGTACAATGTTTCCCTCTGCGTCCTCTGTTTGATTTAAAGGAAGGTTGCCATTCTTATACCATATAAATTTAGCTAAAGCATCACTGCCTAGTGCATTACTTAAATCTAAGAAATCTTTATTACCCCTATCAGGACAGTTTATTTTTGCCATCTTTACAAATATACTTTAGTTTGATACTTTTAAAACTTAATTATTATAGTTTACAGCTTGCTGCATCCTCTATCTCTTTCGCATCACTTTGATTTATAGAATTTTCAGAAATCTCTAGATTGTCTATCTGACTAGTATCAAAAGAAAGAATAGCTAATTCATCTTTACTTAAGTTAGTAGTTACTTCTGGTTCAAATGCTGGTTGTCCTAAAGCAGCTAGTTCTGCATCGTACTTAGCATTGATTTTGTCTATTTTCTGCAACTCTTTTTCACGAATGTCTTTTAATCTTTTCCTGTCGGTTGCTAGTCCAGAAAGAGATGTAACTCCTGTTATTTGATTAGCAATAATACCTTTACCTTTCTTTTCTAATTCAGTTATTTTGTTTGTAATACCTTCAATACCTTTTTCTAGTTTTTTAACACTGTCATACAAAGAAACATTTGTATTAGGAATAATTAACTCTTCTTGTCTTCTTTTTTCTATATCAGCTTTAGCATCTATAGGTTGTGAAGATTTTTTTAATACAGGTAAGTCAATTTTAATAGTACCAGTGTACCAATTAATATTACTTTCGTTTAACCCAAATTTTTCCATATAAGGTAACAAAGCTTTCTTGGCTATCTCATATTCTTCTTTTGTTTTTACTTTTATATTTTCAAAATTTCCCTTCTCTACAGGTATGCCTAATTCGTTTTGAATAGCATCCCCATTAATGGCTACTAAATTTGTTTTTAGTTTACCACTTTCATCGTATTGCAATTCATATCCACGAGCTAATTGCTGATTCCATACTCTTAATCCATCCGTAGAAATAGAAGCTTTCTCTGTGTATTCATGCCCCTCTGGTAATATAGCCTGCACGCTGCCCATCATAGTCTTAAAGTTTTCTTTATTTCTAGATTGGTTTTCAAACTTTGAACTCCATTTATTTGTGGGCTTCCCATCTTCGTAAATACGATAGAACCCAACAAAGTCATTATCAGAAGTACCCGTAACAATTACATCGACTGATCCAGTTTTTGGATTTGCATACTGAACCAATTCTATCCCATTATTTTCGGAGTGAGATACTGGTACAGAATCTACTCCGCTATTCCCTAGTATTCTAGAAAATTCTCCTACTCCATCAAATAAGTCTTTTCTTTTTATTTTTGCTTCTGTTTCTTTAATAATTTCTGCAGTAGGAGCTTGCTCTATTGGAATGTTTTCTACATCTACTATAGGTGCTACTGTTTGTATATCAGTATTAATTCCTGTAACCGAAGCTGTTAAGTAAACAGAAGTCTTTCCTTTTTCATAAGCAAAAGCACTATTGATTCTTGCTCCTGCGTGTATAGGAAGAGTGTGAGCAACAGGTTGACCTGAAGCAAGACTCTTTCTTACTTCAATCATTGTTGGGTTTGCTTGAGGAACAAATGTATTTAACTGTGTATCTCCTTGAGCATCTCTTTCTCCATTAGAATTAAACTTAGCAATTTCTCCAGTAGTTCTATCTACTGCAGTCATCATAATAGAGTTAGTTTGATTAAAGTTTGCTCTTACACTTATTGTTCTAGGAGCAATAGTTTGAAGGTTGCTCTTCTTAATATAAACTATATTACCGTTACGAGTCTTTACTTCGATTTGGTTTGATTCATTTACTTTGCCTGTTACAGTTGCATTATAAGTAAACACTTCTCCTGTCTCTTTTTTTACTGCAGTAACAATTACTTCGTCTCCTTGATATGCTGTAGCAAACTGTCCATTGGTAACATAAGCTAAGTCTTGGAAAGGAATGGAAGCATCAGGTTTTCCGTTTACGTATTGTGTTTTCCAGATATATTCTAACTGCTCATTAGCAAATGTACTACCACTGAATACAGCTAAGTACTCTTCTTTAAGTCTAGCAATAGTTTCTGTGTCGTTTGTTTTAAGCGCCTCTGTTACATTATTATAGATCTTCTCTAAGGTAGGCATAGCTGACTCTCCTAAAGTCTCTCTTATAAAAGAGAACATATCTACTAACTTTAAATTAAAAGACTCTAAGGATTGACTGATCGTTCTCATAATAGAACTTTGTACTACTGCATTACTATTTGTAAATACCGTAGGAATAGTTGCTACTAGATTAGGAGAGTCTATACTCTTTGCAGCAACTACTTCTAAACCATCTAATGGATCCACTACAGGAATAGGAGTTTCAGTTATTACTTCATCTGCTGCATCTATTGTAGGACCTTGTACAACAACTTCTGTTGCTCCTCTACGAGCATCAATCTCTTCATTAGTTCCAAATAAAGCATCCTCTTCAGATATTGTAGTGCTAGTCTGTCCTAAAGCAGCTAATTCCGCATCATACTTAGCATTGATTTCTAGATATTTTCTTTTTGCTTCAATATTTCTTTCTCTGCTTTCTGCATAACTAGGAGTGTCAATCCAGTCTTGTAAGACTGTATCATATTCTGCTGCTACATCTGGTCTATAGTTTACTTCATAATTATATCCATACACCTCTCTGTTTAACTCTTCTTGTCTTCTTTTTTCTATATCAGCTACAGCATCTGTAGATGTAGGAGTAGTTACTGTTTCTGTTACTATAGGTTCTTCAGCTAATACATCTTCTGAAGTTGTAATAGCTCTATCAGGTAAAGAACGTAATAAGTTTGAATCAAGGAAGCGAAGAAATCCTTCATAGATTTCACCTGGACTTGTAACTTCTTGATTATCAAATACTTTGTTAAGATCTTCTAAAGCTTTATTTATTTGTTCAGTATCATAACCTAGTATCTTAAAGATAGCTTTAACTCTACCTCTTGCTTGTTCTTTAGATTTAGCTCTAGGAATAGACATAACAGCTCTACGCTCTCTAGTAACTCTTTCTTCATTTCTTTTTGTTTCTACATTACCCATCTCATTCTCTACTTGAATCTCTGCAGGAGCAGCTTCAATAGATTTAAGTAAAGAGTTTAATGTTATATCCTCGTCTTGAGGTTGTAATATGTCTTCGTCTTTAAGAGTTTCCTTCTCTCTAGCAGTTATAACTGAAGCTTGTTGTATTACTTCTGAGTGTTCTTCTTGAGTTAAGTCTTGACCAAATAATGTCTTTAATCTTTCTTTATTAAAAGCAGTACCAGGGTATATTAATTCTACTCTTGCTAATTCTCTAGCAATAACTTTCTTCTGTTCTTTCTTAGAAAGGCTATTAAGTCTTTCTCTTGCAACACTAGAAGCCTGAGCAATCTTACCAAGTAACTGTTGTCTTACTGCAGGGCTGACTAAGTTTTTATTTTGAGTCAATAGGTTTTCTAACTTAACAGCATTACTTATCTGCATAGACTCTCCAGCAGATTCTATAGGAGTATTTAATAATTGATTCTCATATACAGTGTTCCCATTATCCTCTACAGTTTGAAGTCTTTCTATCTGTCCTACTAAAGCTTCTCTTACTTGTTGTCTTCCTGATATTACTACTTGAGAACCTTTACCTGTCTTTTCTCCTATCTCAATTGCGTCTGTAATAGCTTCTAAGTTTTCTGAAAGTACTGCAGGATTATTTGTGTTCTTTACAGTTTCAAGATTCTTCTGAAACATTTTAGCCAGTATGCCTTCTTTCTCTTCTTTAGGCATGTTTGCATACTGTCTTGCTGAATTTTCAAAGCTATCTATCTCTTTTTCTACAGTCTCTACTTTCTTAACGTATTCTGCTTTTTCTGTTTCAGACAAAGCATTATAATCTACTTTAGTTAATAGATCATCTCTAGTTAGTAATTTAGAAAAGTATTCGTATTGTTTGTCATGATCTTCTAATAGATTTTCTGAGTCTACTAGATTCATCATAGTACTTGTCGCTTGTTCTTGTAATTGACTTAAGCGACCTGTCTCCAAGATTCCTTTATTATATTGATCTTGTGTAATCTTCTTTGCTTCTAGTTGGCTTTTTAGTTCTGCCTTAAACTGATCAGGATTATTTGCAATGTTAAATCGCATATAGTTCCTATCCTCTGTACGAGAACTTCCTATAGCAGTACCAGACATAAGTAATCCTGCAGCTGCAGATTCTACAAATGTTTTTGCTACTGACTTAAAGAATCCTTCTACACTGCTATCATCCAACTCTTGTTCTCTCTTTCCATAAAGATCATCTTTTGTTTCAAGTTGTTTATCTAAGATATAATTAGCAAACATGGAAAGTTCTTCTTCAGCACCTTCTTGTAAAGTTTGTTTACCTAAAGCTTTTCCTGCATAGACTGTTCCTAAAAGAAAGTTTTTACCTGCATTAGAAAGTGTTGTAAACTCAGGAACTAAGGTTTGAGCTGTAAAGTATTTTCTACTACTATTGTTTAAAGCTTTTGTTCCTAGAGACTTGTTACCCATAAAGTAACTAATGTCTGGAACAATAGATTCAGTTGCTCCTTCAATAATTCCCTGAACAGAACTTACTAACGCTGCAGTTCCTTTGTCTTTAAAGAACTTTCTATTCTCTTCATAAGAACGAATAGTAGAAGTTAAAGCAACTGGAGCAAAGGTTGCTATTCGCATGCCAGCACCTGCTGCCATCATACCTCTAGTAAGTAATAAAGTAGGTGCCATTTCTGCAAGAGTCCTTACGGAAGCTCCTAAAACAGATTGACCAATAAAACCTATATCACCCCTTCCTTTTTTATCTGGTCCATCTCCTGCTTTTATATAAGTAACATTTTTTCCAATGTACTGATATTGACCATTAATGTCTTGGTCTCTTTCTGTAATCCTACCATCTCCATCTAAGTCTGCTTGAAGCATGTCAGCTGAAAAGTATTTATCCTTACCTTGTCTAGAAGCAAATGCAGCAGAGTGGTATCCTAGTAGATCTTGAGAAGTACTAACTATTGTACCTAAAGCATTGTATAATCCTTCTCCAACTCCTCCTCCAATTTGGTTACCTAAATAAGTTTTCCAAGGAGTATTCTCTTTGTAGTATTGTTTTGATCCCCCGTAGTAATGATCGTAAGCGTCTTTGTTAGAACCTTCATGTCTTTTACTATAACCTTGTAATTGGTTAAGAACTCCTACTAACTCTTCTCTCTCAGGACCTTGTGCAGATTTTACTTGATTGTAAACAGAGTTTATTGCATTACCTAAACTTATGTCTGTATGTCTCCAGTCAAAGAAATCATTCTTTCCCTGAAAGTCTTTTATATAAGTATTGTATGTGTTGTCATCATACAAATCGTCTCCTCTAGTAAGATGTCTTTGGTTTGCTGTAATCTCTTTTGCTTTCTGCATTAGAGTTGCTGCTTCTTGTTCTCCAAACTTCTTACCTTGTCCTTTTAACTCAGTCAGATAATCTGTAGTGAATTTCTTTAGTTGTAGATCGGATTTAAAAGAGTTTATAGTTGCTTGACTCTGTTTAAGATTAGCAATAGTATTCTTTAATTCTTGTTCTTTATTTAAACTAGTGTCTTGTCCTAAAGCCTTCTCTGCAATAAAGTCTTGTAAAAATCCTCCTGCTCCTCCTCCTGCTTCTGCTCCTACACTAGTAATAGCAGAACCTTGTTGTTTTCTAGAAGTAAAAGCATTCAATTCATCTTCTACTTGACCTAGTTTTTTATCTAACTCTTCTGAGATAGGATCTTTCTCTGCAAAGCTTTCTGTAAGAATTTGCTTAGATCTATTTTTCTCTTGGTTAACTAGCTGATACTCTGTAGTCAACTGAGGACCCATTGTTCCTTTAGCACTTGGAAGAGCAAATAGAATTCCTGGTCTTAATGCTCCTGCACTTTCTAAATTAACTTGTGCTGCAGTTGTCAATGCTCCATCAATCTTAGCATCATTAGCTGCTTTTAATTTAATAGCTTCTTTTTGTTGATTAATCTGAGCTACTTGTGCTTGAGTATTTCTAGCACTAATATCAGCATCAACCAATCCTCTAGACGCTTCAGTATCTCCTAATTTTACTGTCCGACTAGTTAGTATCCCACTCTTAGGAGGTACATTATATACAGGTTCTATAGGCATTAGTTAGGATTTTATGGTGTTGTTGGAGGATTATCTATAGGCATACCATTCATCCAATCATTGGTACTAGTAGATCTTTGAGCCCTTGAGTATATCTGAGTTTGGTCGGATTGCAATAACTGCATAAAAGGTAATTTAAAGTATTCATCTACTGGCATAGTTCCTTTACCATAATTAACTTCTTGGAATTCACCCTTTTTAAACTTACTATCTTTAGCTGCAAGTTTATTTTCATAGTTATTGTATCCTGAAAGTATTGCTTGAGTCTTTCTTATAAGACCATCTAAAGCTTTATCTTGCACATCGTGATCTTCCAAAAGAGTATTATAAGAAGCTCTTAACGAAGTAATAGCTTTTTGAATATCTGCTCTTCCTTGATTAGTAGAGATAGCTGCTTTTTCTAATAAAGCTTTAGCTTCTGTTATATCAGTTCCTATTTTAGGATCTGCTTTAGAAGAGTTCTGTACTATTGCATCCATCAGTTTAGTTGGATCACCTCCTAAGTCATAGACGTCTTGACCAGAAATAACACGAGCATCTGCAGGAAGTTTAGCTGAAGTTAAATTTGATTTTTGTTCATTCTCTTGCATACGTAATTGACTATTATAAGCAGCCAAGTTCATTGCTTTTCTTGAATTTGCTTCAATTGTACCGTAAGGATCGGCTTCAATTTTTGCTTCTACCTGTTTGTAAACATATGCATTAGACTGATTAGAGATAAACTTATCCGTAAACAAGTTAACATATTGATTAGGATTAAAGTTAGCTGGATCAGATACTTTAGTTAAGTTCTTATTAGCTACTTCTACTTGAACTCTTGCTTCTTCTAAAGGCCCTCTAACAGCCTCAAGGTCTAGTCTTGCACTTTCTGTAGGTGTTTTAGCATAAGTATCCTGTGCCGCTTTAAGATTGTTTTGGCTTTGTAATAGAATAGCTTCACTTGTTTGTTTAAGATTAGCATAATAATTAACTACTTCAGCATGTCCTTGTTCTACTCCTCGTTGTTTGAGGTCATACATTGCATCTATACGAAGTTGGTTGTATTCTTTACCTCCTAGTCCTGCTCTAATTTTTGCAGCAACTTGATTGTTAGTTAAACCTTTTGTAGATTCTGTTTTAATGTACTTACCATCCATCATAATATCTACCGTACCATTTTCTTTAGCCCCCTTCATACGCTCATTGATTTCTTTTGAGATATCAATGTATGGAGTATATTCTTTACTTCCTAGTTTGTATCCTAGTTTACCACTCTTCATGTAGTCTTGTACATCCTCAAAGTAGTCAGCATCGTTAGCAGCACTTCTTTCATCAGATTTAAGTTTACCTAAAGTTTCTTGTCTACGAGTAATCTCATTACCGTTAGAGATAGCTGTAGTAATATACTCATCTCTTTCTAAAGGTTTACCTATGTTTAGGACTGCTTGTACATTACCCTTCATAGAAAAGTCTAATCCAGCACTACTGTTAATAGTCTTTACTAGGTTGTCCATTGTCTTATCAAAGTACTCACGTTCTACGTCAGTCTTGATATTGTTTCTGAGTTGTCCGTAAGCGTCTACACTCTGTTGAACTTTAGTAAGTCCCTCAGTGTACATCTCTTGCTTCTTAACTGCTAAGTTAATAAGATCATCTGCAGGTAAAGCAGATATGTACTGGGAGTCTGCAAATCTGTTATGGTTAGCTGAAATTGGCATGGTTTAATATTTAGATTTTTTATACATTCCGTTCTTACCTTTAGTTTTAGCTTTGGTTGGAGAAATAGCTGTAGTAGAGGCATCTACGTTTTTACTAGGTGTATTGTTTATAATTGGATTCTTGCCTGGTTTCAAAGTAAAGTTACCCTTAGAGTCAACATCATAGTTCTCAATTAAGTTGTTAATGTAAGCAGATTTTTTATTTTCTTCTTGAGTAAACTGAGCTTTCTTATTAACTAAACTATTGACTTGTTTATTCTTTTCGTAAGACTGAGCATCTCTTGCATTAGCTATTTGAGTATTATAAACTTGATCAAAAGCAGTCATGTTAACTCGATCAGCATTAAACTGTGATGAAGCATTAGCTTGATCTGCAGCAGCACGTGCATTTGCATCGTAGTTTTGCTTAGCACCAAATGCTCTTTGTTTAGCATCTAGTCCTGCTATATAAGTAGTTAATGGATCTCCACCTGCTCTCTGAGTTGCTGTTGCCATACTGTCAATATCTTGTAACTCGCTTTGAATGTTCAAAGTCTGAGGACGAAGATAAGGAGCATCTATCTCAGGAATAGCATATGGATAAATTTCTTGTGACTGAGCAAGTCCCATAGCTTCTGGAATAGCTTGATACAAAGGAAACTGTCCTGGAATATACTTTCCTTTATTAGGTTCTCCTACTCCTGTAAAAGTTCTACCTGTAACAGGATCTTTTGTAGGTTCTTTACTAGGTTCTGTATTAGGAGTCGTACTTTTACCTTTCTCTGGGGTTGTACCTGGAGGTATACCTGAAGTACCTGTTGGAGTAACAGGAGTAACAGGAGTTCCATCAGGTAGTATACGTGTTGCTGTATACTTTCCTAACTTGTCATCTAACGAGTTTTGTAATCCTGTTTTAACATCAAAGCCAATCTCGTTTACTCTTTTACGTGCGTCTTCTTCTCCTAAGCCTTGTTTTCTAAATCTGTTATACGCTTCTTCATTAAAAGCAACCTGTGCTTTGTAAGAATCTCCTTTTCTTTTAGGATCGTAAGTCTCTCCTTTAGCAGCTAGATCTTTAAGATACCAATCATAGTTCCTATTAAAAACATCCATATTAGATTGATCTCCATAAACACCACTAGTAGATCCTGGTTGTATTCCAGGAACCATCTCTTGACTAGGAGACAACCTAGAATCCATACCTGTTAAAAATGTAGTTTCGTCTGCTGTATATGCAGGCATAGCAGCCTTCTTTGGATCATAAGGATAAACCGACTTAGGAGGAAAGTTTCCTTTTTCGTAAGGGTTAGTTATATCTTCTATTTGTACTCCATCAACTGCCATAGGTAACATTCCTTGTTCTCTTTTAGCGTATCCTCCGTACTGCATTTCTGCAAGTATTTTATCTTGCACACTTTGAGGAAGTGCTTTGAAGCCTGCATTGTTAATGCTTGCTCCATTCTTTGCTTCCATCTCTCCGTTAGAATTTCCATTAAGAGCCTGTTGATCATTAAATAAATCATCAAGTATTTTTTGATTACGTTGCATCATAATACTAGCAGTGTCTTTATCAACCTGCTTAGCAAAAGGATTATCCATTGTCTTCTTGTAAGAAGTAATGTCGTAGTTCTTAGCAATCTGAGCAAAGGTCTTCTTAGAACCTTCTGGCTTTAGATTGTTAGAGTATACTTTAGTTTGATCAGGAAGGTTTGTAGGTATCCCCCCATTAGAGTGAGAAGGGCCTGTAGCCATTTCTGTTTCAAAGTTTGGAAGTTGGATAAATTCTCCACCTTCAATCTCTACATCATTTGCTCCATTAGAAGCATAACGTTTTTTTATTTGTGCACCCATTTCTACTTTTATTGTAGGTTGAAACTCTGTACCACCACTTGTTGTACGACCATATTGATAGTTGACATCAGAACGAGGTTTAGAATTTCTTTGTTGTATTGATTCGTTAAGAGTACGTTCATTCTTTAGGTCTTGATTGTATGCAAGTCCTGCATCTAATCCTAGAAGTCCTAAAGAGATTGCGTCTCTTGTTTGGTTATCTTGGTTGCCTTCAGGCTTAGGCTGACCTTCATTTGCCTTAGTACCTGTATTACTATAAAGAAAATTAAGAGTTTTAGAAGCATCGTTAAATGTTCCAGGCTCATAAGTAGTTCCTTCTGAAGTAATTGTACCTTCAGGCATTAAAGAACTCCTATAACTTCCCTTAGGAGCAAAGGGTTTACCTAGTGTAGACGGATTAGGTTGAGCAAACTCTTTTTGCATTACTGCATTCAAGTCTTCTACAGTAGGTATACTAATGCCTTCTTCATTAGGAGTATCATTTGATCCCCCAGTGCCAAATTTTTTGTAAAGCGAGTATCGTAACATGTTTTAATTATTTATGTTATTAACATAGAAAGTTAATAACTGCTTGAGTTTAAGCCAGTTATACAAATATACAAGATTAAGATAAAAAAGCAAGGGTTGATTTCTCAACCCTTTTTTACTGATTTTTCTAATTCTATGTAAGAAGATTCTTTTGGAACGTATAGCCACCCACATTTAGTAATATGAATTCTGTCATGTTTTAGATGATTAAATGTTCCAACAGATAATCCCGTAAGTTCACCCATATCTGGAACTGCTGCTATTACAAAAGTTTTTGTCTTAAAGTTATACCAAGTACAAGCATTTTTTTCTCTTTTAGTACTTTTCATCTTTTCTCTAGATTCTATAGATCTAGTGAATCCTGTTTTGTATTTAAACCCATTCTTTACTTTAGTAGCAACTGCTTTCTTTGCATATAACTTTCTCTGTTCTGTATCTGCATTAACTAAAACACTGTTAGTCCACAACTCAGGATTACTTAAGTAACGAAGTTTGAGAGAGTTTGATATTTTAATTTTTACTTCTTCTGACTGTATTCCTCCCTCTCCTCCAAAAGTCATGTTATACCCTAATGGAGCAATACAATTATATTTAGCTATAAATTCTTTCTCTTTTTCACACGCCTCTTCTTTAGTAGTACATACAACAAGTTCCTCCCAAAAAAAACTTTCTACACCATATTTTCTTAAAGCTAATTTAAAAGCTTGAGTGTAGTGTTTTTGAGTTAAACAGTTTGCTTTATTTAAATGAGTTTTAATTCTTTGATCTAAAGTCTTAGTTGTATAACCTACATATACTTTACCATTAATTAGGTTAGTTGCTTTGTAGACTATCATTACTTTCCTTGCCCAACTTTTTTCTTGAGATAATTTTTGCTAGACTTTAGCTTAGATGCTTTAGTCTTTGCTACAACTCCCTTTCTTCTTACCTTAGGTTTAACTGTAAACTTTGAAGATGAAGATGTATTTGATTTAGATGCTTTAGCTGCCATGTATTTAGTTTTAGTTTATTTTAGTTTAACATTTCCAGCGTCTACGTGCTTGACGTATTCTGCTGTTAGGATCATTCTGTGTAGATTGTTTAGATCCACGTAACTGTCCTAATGAACGAGCACAATAAGATTTTCTACGACCAGCTGCTTTGCTGCCTGCTTTAACCTTACCTGTTACTGCTGTACTTAGTTTAGATCCAGGGTTAGCTCTACGATAAGCCATAACTCCTTTTTGAGTCATACCTGCTCCTGACTTAGTAGGGCGATAGTTTGCTCCTGGACCTTTAGTAGTCTTAGCAATGTTTCCTCCTTTAGCCATGTAAGCCATCTTCAGTCTACCCCCAGCCATAAACTTATATCCGTACTTGGAAGCATCTTGTCTAGCTTCAGATACATTTCCTGAGTTGGCTGCTACGAATCTTGCTTTAGCAACAGCTGTAGGCATCTTACCGCCCTCAGCCATTTCACGTTTAATCTTACGTTCTTGCTTAAGCATCTCTGGAGTAGGCTTCTTTCCAGAACCTCTCTTAGCACGGATGTTATCCCACAATCCACGTTGTGAGTAAGATCCATCTTTGCGTTTTATCATCTGTTTCATTTTTTTACTTTTGATTTATTTAAAAAAGAAGCTAAGTCATACTTTACCTTTTCTCTATTAAATTGTTTTGATAACTGATTAGCTAATTGCAATCTATTCTTAGGGTCTTTTACCCTACGTAGAATACTTGCTACTCCGTTAACCATGTCTTTATCATCATCATTATCTATCTCTCCTCCTTTTTTTAATCCTGGTTTTTTAATTTGTTTATATCCTTGTAACCAATCTTCTTTGTATAATTTAATATCACTAGAGGGAATAGGAGCTTTTGTTTGATAAAATTTTAAACTAGGTTCAGGAAACTGAAGCCAGGGATCAAATGCTTTTGGATTATTTGATTCTACCATATATGGTCCCTTATAACCATGATAAGCTTCACGAGTATTAGTTCCAAAAGTTTTTGCTCTTCTTATATCAAGAGGTACTCCTTTATTAAAATAAGATGTAGGAGAACCTTCTGCAGGTCTTACAAATCCAGAATTAATTAAATCTTCAGCACCTGCATCTGGCATCACTCTATAATAAGATTCAGGATTAGGTTTAAATGCTAAAGGATTGTATTTGTATGTATTTTTTAATGCTGTATTAGTAGTAAGATATTTACTAGCGGATTTTAATGGTCCACGTAATTCTGAAGCAGCTGGTATAACTTGGAGTGCATTAATCCCAGCATTTAACAAATTGCTTCCAGCTTCTTTAAAATTACCTTGTGCAGCATTAGATACAGCAGATCCTGTATTACCTACTAAATCAGTTGCTGCAAATGCAAGTGAAGCGGGATTAACCATATCTAATACATGATCTAATGGATCAGCAGAACCTTTACGTTGTTCTGCTTGAGATACAAAAGAACTAGCTTCTTTTGCTTTCTCATAATTTGATTTAACTGTACCTTGAGTGATACTTCCTACCTTTCTTGCATACTGAGCAGCTTCTGCTGCTTTTCTATTGTTTAGGTCAGGGCTACTTACTTTAGTATTGTCTGAGTAACCTGTATTACCTGCAGGACTAGTTCTTAAGTAAGGTTTTCCTGTATTGGGAGTCCAGTTAGCCCATCCCCCATCATCCATCTTACGTTTCTTAGAATTCTTATATGCACCCTTAAGTCTTGAACCTGTAGGTGCATTAGAATTTGCAATTATAGAACCGTTAACCCCTGGGACAACCATTACTTTTTCATTTTAGAAAGAGTCTTAGCTAGGTTAGCTCTCTTAACAGTAGTAGAAGAGTAAGCACCTTTATTGCTAAGCACTTTATTACGGAATGCAGGTACAGACATACCAGCCTTCTTAGCTTGGGCAGTAAAAGATCCTGGCTTCTTAATAGCACCTTTGATCCAATTACCCCCTGATTTCATTTTCTTACCACCGCATTCCATGCAGCCCATGTAAGAATCTTTTAAACGACCCATATATTTTATTTTAAGTTAGTGTTAATAAGTAAAGAGTTTCAGTAATAAGACCAATGATCTCATCAATGATGTTTTGAATGTGAGTGTTCTCCATACCTAATACTCCTCTGTGTTTGAATACATAGTCTTTCATGTAAGTTAAATGAGTTTTAGAGTTCATGTATTCGGATGCAGGGATCTTAACATTAAGACGTTTTCCAATTGTACCAAAGTAAGTTTCAGTAAGAGAATCAGTAAGGCCAAGAATACCATCATAGTACCCATTCAATGCTTTGTGTTCTGCAAACGAAGTAGTCTGTAGGTGAGTCAAGTGCATCATATCACGTGACTGGAACAATTGGCCGATAAAGATCTCAGGCTTAATTGTTGTGAATAATTCTTTTTCTTTCATGTTGAAGTTGCTCATGGTTTGGTTTTGGTTTAATTATGGATTGGTTTGTGTTATTTGAATGGTGTTAATAAATTTAAATCTAGAGTAAGCATCTTGTATAAGTCTTACCTTAGCAAAGTCTGATTTAATTTTATTCTTCTGGTAAGATACAGACACAGGTCTTACACTCTTAGTGTTTGGTACTTTGTCTATTGGGTATTGAGTAACTAAGTCTCCCCACTGAGTTGACCAAAGTGGTTGTCCATTTCCTTGCGCTGCAACGTTCCAAAATCCATTAAAGGTATAAAGCTGTTCTCTGCGAGAGATAAGCGCTTCTATGCCTGTTGCTGTCATTCTAGGATAGGTTATCTTCTGTCTAGTGTTACCGAACTCTTCAGGAATTAATTTAATAATACCAGAAGACTGTTCTTTGTTGTAGATAATCGCTTTAGTAAAGTTTGCTAAATTCTTTTTGTTTGCGGTAGACAAAGAGTAGTACTCGTAATCAGAATAGTATTCTTGGATGTCTTGCATCAAAGTAACAGAGTTAACTGTAGATACTTGAGGGAATGAATTTACATTATACTCTAGTATGTAAGGATACAAAATTCCGTAGTAAGTCTGGTAAGTATAAACAGACAAATTATGATTCCAAATACTTGAACCTGTTCCTGTATTAATGATAGTTTGAAAGTGACCTAACAAAGGAACAAAGAAGTTAGGAAGGAAAGAATAGAATGAAATAAAGTTTTTAAGTTTAGGAGAGTAGGCTACTGTCCAAGACTTATTCTCAAAGTATGTTGGATTAGTTAACTGAACTTCTATTCTTAAGTTTATTTCTTGGTAATAAAATTTACGATCCTCATAAGTTATAATACCCACTAGATCTTTACGTGCTAGATAATCTAGTTTAGTAATAAACACTCTTTCATATCTTTCATCCCATCCCATTACAATGCCTAATCCTGATTGTGGATTATCTATGTCTGCATCAGGAAAGTCCTTAAGGATATTAAAAGGTAAATTATTTTTAAACCAGTTAAAGTTATTCTCTGTTTTAATCTCGTTAAACCCTTCTCCTGTAATTTGATAAATGTGACCACGCTTAGCGTCTACCCAGAATGTTCCATACTCACACTTAACATAAGCCTTGTGCTGAGTTCCTATGTAACCTAGATCTGTCTTCGAGAGTTCTACAGGTTTCTGTTTGAACATTTCTGCATTACCAATCTCTAATTGATAAGGCGAAGTAGTGCTTAAGGTAATACGAGAGTTGTATACTTTAGTTGTATTTTCAAATCTAGCATATACTCTTTCGTTCTCTCCTGCATTCAAATCTATTAAGCGACCTCCTTGTTTAGGAAAATCATAAAAATTACCAGGACGGAATACTCTCCAAGCATCTGAAAGATAGTTAGAAGCATTTGCAGGATCTGAATAGATAACTCTGTTCTGATGGTAGGTAAGACACTCTAAAGAAGGATACTTTAATCTGTAAGGAAAGTTAGGACTCAAGTTCTGTGCAGAGTAAGTAGCATTGTAGCTGTAGAAATTATCAAACTTAATAGGTACGTTTACTTCATGCAACCAATCATCAGGAATACCATCTCCTACGTTAGGGTAGAAGTTTTCTTCTAGATCATTTCTTCCATGACGTAAGTCTACGTTAATGTCTGACTCTACATAGAATACAGGTATACCGTAAGAGGCTGTGTAGAAGAATCCTTTTTGATAGAAGAATCCATTAGGATCTGCATCTAGATTATTCTTCTTTACAAATAAACTGTAGATAGTACCAAGTGCTCCTGAGATAGCTGCATTAAGTGTTACTCCACTAGCTGCTCCTGTAAGTGACGCAGCTAAGGCTGCAGTTAATGCTGCTCCTACTCCTACAGCAAGACTTGAAGCAACTGCAGCATCTATTTCTTCAGGAGACTCTCCTATATAATACGTAGGATATCCTAAGTTAGGATAAAGCCAATAATCAAAAGGAACATTATTTACTTTAGCAGGAAGGTTCGCTAAGTTACGAGTAAAGAAAGAATGTTTACGTTTAAGAGCAAACTTATTAATATAAGTATCTCCACCAAATGCAGGATAATACTTCTTAAGAATCTTTGCTGTGCCATTTAAACTTGTAGTTACATCAACAATGTATCCTGTAGATACATATCTAATGTTTTCTATCTGTCCATACTGATTTGGAAACTCACGTTTAATAGAAGCATAGTAAGCTCTTGTATCGCTTTCTGTTACTTTTTCTGGAGTGTCTTCTAGATTATTTTCTCCTATTGTATAACGACTAGTATCTTGAATAAAAGGATACTCATAAGAAAAACCAGCACTTGTCTTAAGGTAAACTGAAGTCTCTCTTAGGCGATTATGTAAAGGTTTATCATCGTTTAATTCTACTATCTTATCATTAGCGTATAATCCAATATCTAAGAAACGTCTTCTGTTGCCTCTAGTAGTGATAGGTCTAAAACTTGTGTACTTACCTACTGAGTTAAACTGATAAGCAAAGTTTGTATTAGGAATAAGTCTTTCAATTAAATCTATAAATATTTGATTGTTGGTTAGGATTGAAAGACCATCTGTTTTTAATTTAGTATTAGGATCAACTGCAGAAGCTGTAGTCTCAAAGGCTAAAGAAAGTGCATCTGCTAAAACAGCAGACAAACCGTAGTCAGCTTTGGTTAAAAACTTATATTGAGGATGATCTAATACAGGAATAAACTTTCCTTGTACTTTACCAAACTCTAGAGTTTCTATTTTAAGTTCTGTTCCAATCTTAGGAAGTTGGAAGTGTGTGTCAGGTGAGTGAAATGTGTATCTAGATCCAATAGTGTTAAATCCTTTGTGAGGACCCATTCCTGGGATGTTGTCATTCTTTTCTCCTCTGTCTGCTGCGTTGTACCAATCTGGACTAGACTTAATATAACCATCTTCCCTGATATCATTGTAAGGATAGTTAGGATAGTAAAACTTCTTACCTGATTTAACATCTTCAAAAGTTCCAACATCGTAAATAAGACCTTTAGCAATAACTGATTTATTGTTTACACGATTACCCCTTACTAATTCATAACCACAGATAAGTTCCTTAACAGGAATCTGATTATTACCATAAGTGTTTAAAGGATCGTATACTGTAAATGTATTTAAGTCTGCTTCAAACAAACTCTCAAGAATACGTACTCCAATAGGGTAAATTAAATCTTTACTGTCTGCATGTATGTGAGAAATTGCATTCTCAGGAAACTTATGAAATCTTATAGGTTGTTCAGCTAGTGCTCCCCATACTTCTGTGTAACAAGGATAAGTCTCAGTAGACTCCCAGTAAGCAAACTCTCCTGAGTCTTTGACAGTGATCTTACAACTGTACTGAGCTTCTTGTATAGAAGGTTCATTACTAGGAGGTGTAAGACCTGCAGTAGCTGTGTTATATACTTTCCAGGTAGGTAGATCTTTTTCTACAATACAATCATTGGGAACAGTAAATACGTCTAAACTAGATCCCTTAGATAAAGTATTTGTATCAGAACCAGAAGCAACTCTTCCTGGAATATGGAATACATCTGTATACTTTCCGTTCTTTAATCTAAACTTAATACCAAATGGATAAACTTCATCTCTTTGATATGTACGGAAGAAGTATGCAATCTCTGGATTAGAGTAATCAAACTTACTATCAGCAGGCATCTCCACTGTTTCCCAACGTAACTTAATATTGTTTGCAAGTAACTGAAAATTATATTTAGGAGTTTCTGTTAAGTCTCCTAGCATTAACATGTCAGTTTGCTTATCAATAATTCCTGCACTAGTATAATGAGGACTGCGAATAAGAGGAACAATAGAAGAGAACGTAGAAGTGTATTCTCCTGTATAGATTAAAGAATCTTTGTTAGTAGTCTGATTAACTCTGTAAGTACCTACTAGTTGGTATGTAGTTACTTCATTTATGTTTTCAGCTACTACTAAGTTAAAGTAATCAAAGATAGCAGTACTGTGTTCTATAGTAACTCTAATAGATTTAGAAGTTACATACTCAGTTTGTTCTGTAATGTACCTCTCAAAAATTGGAATAGGATTACAAAAATCTACATAGTCAGTAAGTTCTTTTCCATTCTCATCTGCATAAGCAATAGAGAAGGAATAAACTCCTCCCTTTAATGATCCACCTGAGTTAATTGAGGTAGGATATATGTCTGCTTGACAGAAGTCAGGAAACAATTTTAGTCTCTCACAAGAATCAGAAAGACAATCAGCCAATACTCCGCACTGATCTTTGCCATAAGGTTCTTCCAATGAGAAGAATCTAGGACTAATGTTCTTAGCAATAAAATATACTTTGGTATTACAGTTGTCAATACGATACTCAGAGTACACAGGATAGTCAGGACTTAAGCCTAAACAACACTTACTAGACTTAGGTACACAAATTCCCTGAGATATAAAACGTTCAGAAACAATACCTGTGTCTGAAGTTAATGTGTACTTATCTTTTCTAGCCCTAAATACTCCCACTTGTCCTGCAGGAAAAGTAATGTTAGTCTCTAATCCAGAACAGTCTATATAATTTACTATGTAAGGAGACTTAGAAATACTTTCTACAGAATACTCGTAACAGTCAGAACAATCACAACAGTTGTCTACAACTAAAGGAGTAAAAGTACAACAATTTACAGAAGTTGCTGGAAATATTGCACTTTTTTGATCTATCTTCTGACAAGAAGCTACACAATCTTCGTTTACATATAAAGTATAACCTACAGGACATGCTTGGGAAAGTTCAATAAAATCTTGTTGTCCTGAAGCAGCTACTACAGTAACGGTTACATTAAGAGCACTTCCCGAAGAAATAATAAGAGTATCTCCAGTTTTGTAACCTTTACCTGAGTATTGAAGTATTAGAGAAGTAATAACTCCCGCATTAACAACTATTTTAAATTCTGCATCAGTTCCTGTTCCAGAAGTACTACTTGGTACTGCACTTACGATTGTAAAAGTTCCAGTAGCAGTTCCAGTATAACTTATCTGTAGTATACGACCTGGAGCTTTTATTTCAGAAGTAATAGGTTTACCATTACTTAAAACTCGACTATTTTGTAAAATAACTCTAGTTAAGTTTGGATCTGTCAACTGTGCTAAGGAGATGTCATATAGTTCATAGGCAAACATCCCTCTATTTCCTGGATCACCAGTAGGTTTATTTTTATATTCAAATTTTAAAAGATGACTGCCTTTGCTTATATTAACAGGAAATAGATTATATCTTGCCCATAAGTCCGTAAGTGTTGCAAAGCTTTTAGCAGGATCTAAAGCGTCAAAATCAAAAACTATATTCCCATCAATAGACACCCTTAAAGAATCATCTGCAGCTAATCCTAAGTAGTATTGTTTAGTATCACTAATACAAATCGTTTCAGTAAATCCTAAAAAATCAAGAGTTTCCTGAGTTCCACACGGATTATTAGTATTATCAATATCTGCTTGAATACCAATTTGTTTAATATAAGAAAAATTACCCCCTGGAAACCAAAAAGATTGAGTTAAGTTAGATTCTACTACAGTATGATATGTAGGAGGAGTTTGAGTAATCCAAGTATCTTTGTATATTCTAGTAAGTGTAGTTCCATGTTCAGCATCTCTGCACGAAGAAATAACAGATTTTTTTGTGACAGTTTCCTGTATAGGAGTAGTAATTAATTTCTCACAAAAACCTGATTTACTATTAAAGGTATATCCTGTAGGACATTCTCCAGTTCCAGCTATTGGAATTAAACTACTTAATACTGTACTATCTAATACAGTACCTGATATGCAACCACAATCTGTTTCACTTTCTACCAGACTAGTACAATCTTTTCCTAAGTCAGTAACCTGTCCAATCAAAGAACGTCCATCTGGGTGTGCTAAGAAGACAATAAGTTTAGATTGTTCGGTAATACTTAATGTTCCTGTAATTTTAAATCCAGGATACAAGTTGACAAAATCATAACAAATCTGACTAGAAGGTTCGTTAGTATAGGTAGTTGAGTTACCATCATGAGACTGAACATTTGCATTTAAGGCAAACGTAATCATGTTCTCCTTTATCTGGTAGTTAACTGAATCTAAATTTAACCCAGCAGTATTCTGATTGATTTTATTCTCCATTAATCTTATTGAATATGGTATTTGATAAAGCGATTACGCATCTTAGCTACGTTATCTGCCATCTGTTGTTTGGTATAAGTTAACAAGTAACCATTAGCTGCTTGCAACTTGTTTAGTTGATCTTGTCTGTAGTACTGAAACTTAGCTTCTACCTGACGTTGACTCTCGTCTACTACTGAATGCCAAAGTTGTTCAAAAAACTTAAACTTAAGATAAGACTTGATATACTCTTCAACTTCAAGAATTTCTGGAACCATAGGTAGGTTATCATCGTCCATTGGACGTGAGAAATATCTAACGTATATGCAACCAGTTTCAAACGTAGATGTGACAGTTTTATTAGGATGAATTTGAATAACATCATTTGAAGAAGTACTAAGGTTAGGACAGTCCTCTACACAGAGAGCTTTCGATCCATAGTAAACCTTAATCCAAGTAGGTTGCTTCATTGTAATCTTAAAGCCAGGAGTAGCAACAGATACTGTTTCATACATCTCTTCTTTAAGTCCGCAATCTGTACAACCATTAGTACATTGAATAGACTTGTACCAACTACCTCTAACAGAGTTAACTCCTTGAGACCAGAAGATCTCGGAGTCATAGTATATAGCATAGTCTAGTAGCCCAAAGTCGCAAGGAAGTTCTGACTTGTAATCGTGAAAAGACAAAACCAATTCTTCTGGTTTTAAGACCATTACTCTAAGCTTACGAAGTGATTGATCTATGTAAGTAGGAATCATCACTTCACTTATTGCACCTGCCTCAAAGTACGACTTTAACTCTTGCTTTACTTCCGCAATTAAGGGCTCAGATGAAATAAAGTTAGTGTTATCGTAATTCATGTTTTTATATTTTAAGACTGTATGTCTATTTTGTTTTCTCTTATAGCTTGCGCTAGTACTGCTTTGTGTTTGTTAGACACTCTTAAATCATAGAAGCCAAACTGTACTACCCTTTTATAGTAAGGATACAAGTGAAACTTATAGACGGCACCATTGGTATGTGTGTTTCTATAAGGCACTTTGACACCAGTTTCGTGGTAGAGTTTCCAGTTAATAATCGTATGTTTAGCTTTTGGAATTGCATTTTCTGTCTTTACAACTTTAATGGAACCTAAGTTTGGAAATCTAATTGCGTATCTACCACGTAACAATCTCTCCATAAGCTTTAAGTGTATCTTTTTAGGGATGCCACAGAATTCTCTGTAGGTGATATCTTTACGTTTGGTTTCTCTTAAGAACATTTCGTAAGCACCAAGACAGACATAGTTCGTATCTGAAGCTGTGTCTTTCTCTTTTTGTCTTACTTTGGGTTGCTGGTTTTTTCTTATGAAGTCTTTCGACATAATTAGTTGGGTTCGTCTCTGTTGTTATCTTCCAAGTCTTGAGGGATTCTTTGATAGTTCATCAATGACTGAGTACACATTTCAATTAATGTGTCTGTTAGATAACCTGGGAACTTAAATTGTTTATCATACATACTCATGCATTCTGTACCATCTAAGTCCTCTATAGACTCGGTGAAGTAAGCGTACATATTAACACACTCTACGTCAGGGTCTAAAACATACAAATATCCATTACGAATGGTGTAGTACTTTTTAGGGGTCTTAAAACGTAAGCGGGTATGATTGATGTAATCTCTAATAGTCGTGGGGAAAAGTTCTTCTGAGTTCGAAGTATTGAATACCCCCTGAATGAAATATGAATATAAACCTTCATCTATGTTTGGTAGTTTGTATTTGGTTCTACGAATAGGACAATTTAAATCACACTCTGATCCCTTAGCTTCAATCAAGTGTACACACTCATACGATTGATAAACATTATCTGAAGTAAGCAACCTTCTCAAATTGATCTCTCTACGTAGTAAAGTAGCTGCTTTTGTTTTTAATAAACCATAAATATAACGATCAGTTATTAAGTCATCGTCACTAACAAACTTGTTAGCACTCTTAACTCTACCGATTAATTCTGAATTTGTGTACATCTCAGGATATAGTTTGGGTTAATTTAAGGTTCATTACAAATATAATTTAATTTTAAGTTTAAGTCAAGGGTTATTTTAAAACTAGAAGAGCCCACTTTCGCAGGCTCCTACTAGCAAGATGACAGGAAAACCAACCAAAAAATCCTGCCAAGATTTTTATTAAATTGCTGCGTAAGAATTTCCTCCGATAAATATCTCAAGAGATTCTCCAACAGACAAAGATATTGGACTTGCTGGGTTATTCAATTCTATCGTTAAGTCACTACCATTTATGTAACATACACCTTGATACACAACAGTCGAGTTAGTACCTGAAGTTGTTGTATACTTAAGAATCAATACGTTAAATACTGGAAGGTATAAAGGAAGATATCCTGCAGGAACTGTTGCAAATATTAAAGATTGACCATGTGCCCAAGCAAAAGAACCTGTAGCATTAACAGCCAAACTTCCTACAATTGTTATTGTTTTACCAAACTTAGATACTCTAGGTAAAGATCCACTTGGGAATCTTAACGAAGCAGCAACTACTGCATTGGTCAAAGTTCCTGCAACCAAAGTAGCAGCTGTAGCTGTTCCACTTGATCCAGAAGACTCTAAATTAATAGTTACATTACCTACGTTATCAGTACGAGTAACTGTTACTGTTCCTCCTGTTGAAGTAAAGATAAGTTCTTTGTTTACAAACTCAGAACCATTCCAGAACAAAGTGTGGTAGGTTGCAGGAGAACTTGTAGTTACATCAGATAAAGCAGAGATAGAACAAGTACTCAATTGAGAACAAGCAAATCTTACTCCTGAAGCCAAAGCTACATTTAATCCATCTGCATCACTAGTAGCAACAAAGTCACTAGAGTTTAACTTAAGTTTTAATCTACCTAAAGTAGAAACAATCTTTCCTAACTGATTAGCTAATGTATCTGCACTGTTAGTATAACCAAAAGTATAACCATAGTAAGGAGTTGATCCAAAGTTTGTAGCCCAAGTTAGAGCATAACTAGAAGCAGGGATAGAAGCTAAAGTAGTGTTGATTGCACAGATCTGACTAGTAAACAAGATAGCTGCTGCACTCAAAGTGCTTGTAGCAGATCCTCCTGAGATACAAGAAGTGTTAATAGATGCAGGAACTGCACTACCTCCTGAGATATAAGTCTTAAGGGTAGCTGCTGCAGTAGTTACAGTAACAATACTTGTATTTAAAGTCTGGAACATACCACACATGTTGGTTGTGACCCAGTTAATATAATCTGATACTACGGTAGTAGAAGGCTTAGTAGTAAATGCATAAGCAATACAAGGATTATTTGTAACCCCTGTCATATCTATACTTGTGTTAATAGAGCATATTTTAGTTCCATAAGCAGTCAAGATTTGACTTAGAGTAGAAGTACCTGAAGTAATCCCAGATACACAAGCAGCAACAAACGTAGGAGTTTCTAATGCAAGAGTTCTAGTATTCAAAGAACACAAAGCAGCAGAAGTAGATTCAGCAAACTGTTGAGCAGTTGTAATAGAAGTTCCTATACTATTTAAGTTACCGCCTACACGTAGACATCCATAGTTAAATCCTGAGTAGTTTAGTCCTACAGAAGTTAAAGTACACAGTCTAGAGTTAATATTAGCAATAACTTCGTCAATAGTGTTTACTGAAGAAATCAAAGGAACCAATGCGGTAATAACTAAAGATAAGTTATTAGCTGGAGTAGTTCCACCTAAGCTAGCTCCTGCAACAGTTACTACGTCATTAATAGCATAGCCTGAACCTGCAGAAACCAAAGTCACTGTGTAAGTAGTAGAACCTGGAGTACGAGTTACCTTAACACTTAAAGAACTTCCTGCTCCTCCTGTTGGAGATACGGTGTAGTCAGTAAGTACAGTAGGGTTTACTGCTACTCCAGTTACACTAAAAGTTTTAACAGCACCTGTAGCACAGAAAAGATCTGCACCTGAATAGGTTATACACTTACCATAGTTGGTAGAGATACACCCTGTAGTTCCACAAGGGTCAATAGAAGTAGTTCCGTAGCAATCAATACAAGTAGACATAGTTAGGGGCAGCAAGTACAAAGTTTGTTAATAATAGTTCTAAGCAATCCTCCAAGTGTAGTAGGTAATCCACTACCACAAGGATCATCACCTAAACATTTAGTTTTAAGATAAAGAATAAAATCAGGACTTAATGCTAAGTCTTCCCAATAAACATTTCCAAGATTGGAGTTAATATTTCCAGAAGACAAGTAGTTCATGCGAGAACGCAATTCGCAGATAACTCCTACAAGTTTAAGTACAACCTCAGCAGAGTAATATTTATTATCTGTAACTGTAAGACCTGTTGTAGAGATTACCGAAGTAAGTCCACATGCAGTATTAGCATTGTCAAATGCAGTTTTATTTAATCCTACACGAGCATCTAAGTTAACTACCTTATCATCTAACAACTTAAGCAAGTCATTTAGGTAAGGGTCACAAGAATCAAAAGAATCTATAAGTCCTCCTACTGTAGGAGTACCAGTGTATTTGACGCATCCAGAAGGAACGATCTCAACACAATTATTGGTAGGGCAGCATTTAGTCATTTGTTTACAGTTTAATTACAGTTTAATTTTTAGGGTTGCACGTGTATCGCAGTCTAAACAATCAGCATACTTAAGAAAGCGTGCTAATGCTCTAGACTTTTTGTAATAAGGTTTTGTTAAGTACTTGATATGCTGTAGTTCCTTGTAGGCAGCCATAGCTAGTTTCTTCTTAACAGTCAAGCTCAATTCTTCTGAGTAGGTCATCGGCTTTTATATATAATTCAGTAGCTTTTGCAGGGTTGCAAAGATCAGCATGTGCCTCAGCTCCCTTTAACAAAAACTCAATTTTGTCTAAGTAATATAACATCTTCTCATCATCACAGCAGTCTACATACTTAGCCCACTGAACTCCAAGACGACAATCAATTTTACAAGTACGCAAATGGTACCTGTTAGCTACTCCTACGTTAGGGCAGGGAGCAAATTCTAATCTGTACACACCATCAGGAAGTGGAGTAAAGCTATCTGTTCCCTCTACTGTAAGACCAAAAGAATAAGAAGTAAATGTATTTACTTCGCCTAAGATAAAGTCAAAATTATATGGATCTGAAAACCCTGGTAGAGTGATATTAATTTCTGCACTAGTTGGAGCTACTGGATATAAAGAGTTATCCAAGATAGATAAGAAAGCGCAGTCTTTCGCTTTTAATGCTTCTATGTTTAGTTGTACATTCATGGTTTAAAAAAGGGGAGTATTACCTCCCCTATTTAATTAAAGGATTACGTAATTAATTTTAATTGCTGATAAAGTTGCTCCCGTAGCATTAAAAATACGGATAGCAAAAGAACCTGCAGCAACACTCTCAACCGCAAGGTGGATAGAGTAAGCAGCCAATCCAGTAGTGTTGATAGTCAACAAAATAACTGAATCTGCTTTTACATAAGAGTTGTTTACAGTAAATACAGCGTTACCTGCAATTGCAATGTTGGTAGTATCAGTAGTGATAACTCCAGCAGGGGCATTCAAAGTAACAGCAGTAGCACGAGAAGTAGCTTGAGTAACAGTTCCTTTAGTCAAAGAAACGTTTTTTACACAGCAAGTAGGATTAGCCAATACACTTATTACAAAGTTCTCCAAAGATTCTCCAGGGATAGAGTTTGTATGTGATGTCTTAGTCTCCTTAAGGTATGTACCTGATTTTAGAATAATATCTTTCATTTTTGTTTTATTTAATTAAGGTTAAAATAAAGGGGGAGCAATTAACTCCCCCGTTAATTTTAGGAGAATGACAACCCAGTGAAGTTGGTAAACAAGTTTTCTACAGCAGTGATAACTGAGCTAGCAGTAGAGTCAACCAAAACCAATACAGAGTGAGCATTTGTAGTCTTCTTTTCAAAGCCATCCATTGAACCTTCTTCGTAGGTCAACTCATAAGCATTGTACAATTTGGTGTTATCTACGTAGAACTTAATGTCCTCGTTGTAGATAGGATTCCAATAGTAGCGAGCTTCAGCAACAGCAGGCAAGTTGTTAGTGAAGTAGTGACGCTCCATTTCAGCCATAGCCTTACCAGCACCAATAGGATACTTGATCTCTTGAGTAGTGGTTACAGGGATAGCAGCACAGAAGTTTTCGATATCGAAATCTTGAGTGTTGTAAGGACCTTCATGGATGTTTACTTTGAAACGTACCAAGTTAAATACATAAGGAACTGCATCAGGAACACAAGCGTTTCCGAATTCATCCAAAGCATTACCGATGATTTTAACACCACAAGCAGTTACTGAACCAGCAGATACCAATACTTTTTCCCATGCAATGTTATTATAAACAGGCATCAAAGTAATATCAGAAATCAAAGGAGTTGCAATTTCAAACATACTATTATTCAAAGCATCTGCATCTGGATCACCATCAACATCAGCAGTAAAAGTAATTGCACCATAAGTTGCAGCTGGGTAATACGCTTTCAAAGCATTCAACAAAGTACCTTCTGGACCAGTAGTAGCAGTTAATACAAGAGTGATAGCACCACCTGAACCCACACTAGCAGAAGGGATAGTCAAACTATCTCCAATAGTATAGCCAGTACCTGCAGCAACGTTAGTAATAGAAGTTACAACACCACCTGCAATAACTACAGTAAAGGTAGCAGAACTTCCTGTTCCACCTGTAGCAGCAACAGCAGTATAAGTTCCGTTAGTAGTACTAGCACCTGAAGAAGTGAAAGTAGAAACACCACCTACGTTTGTACCTGGATCAGGAAGAGTCAAAGTATACTTGTAAGTAGGCAAAGTACCTTTGTAAACGTAGCTAGCAGTTACATACTTGCTCAACAGTGGGGAAGCATTGATTTTGTCAGCCAAAGTAGACATGTAAGTAGAGCAACCCAAAGAGTCACATCCACCTGCACAGTCAGCGCAGCAAGCAGTTTTAACACTTACTGATTCTTGGATCATAGGTTGGAAAATACCTTTGCTCCAGTATTCGCTGATTTTCAAAGTAACAACATACTCTTCATCGCAAGAGAAAGAAGGAGATTTACCATCGTTAACTTCATCAAAACCAATGTAAGTGATTTGTTGTTTAGTAGTGTTATCAGGAACAGTTTTAGTAATTTTCAAAACGTTTGATTTTTTGATCAAACCAGATTTGAAAGAACCAAACTTAGATTGACCAGAACCAATTACGATGTAACCTTCAGTAGCTGAAGGAGTAGCACCTAAGTTAGTAGTCAATTTTCCGTCATAAATGGCCAACTGTTGAGTTGCCAAAGCATCAGTGCTAGCAGAAGTAGATACTGCTGTAGGCACGAAAATTTGTGTGATTTTGTGATTCATAATTTTATGTTTTATTCAGAGTTTTTAGTTAGACGATCTTCAGCAAACACAGCTTGTGCTTGATTGTCATTTGATTGAGCAGCAAACTTAACAGCTAGGTCGACAACGTCTGACTTAGCATATTCAGGGAGTTCACAGTCTTGATTAACAGAACTACTTCCATCAAACTTTACATAACCCTGGACATCTATGCTAAGGGGATAACGTAAGTATGTAATGTAGACCTGGTCAACTGTAAACTTACCATCAGTATAGACTGTTAAATTATCATTCCCCAGTGTGGCTATCGTAGTTCTCCACTTAAACGAAGGGTTATAATTATCATCTAGATACTTAGTAGTAAGTTCTCCGTGTCTAATTAAGTCTATAGTTATTGGCTCAGAACATTTGTTTTCTTTAGCTATAGCGTAAGACGAAATATAGAACATATAGTTTACTGCATCTTTCAAAGGGCAGTAATAGCCAATGTGAAAGAGATCGTTTGTTTTAATTGGTTGTAAAAGAACGTTAGATTGTTTTAAGATTTGTAGGTCGTCAATCCGTTTTCTGATAGAATCATACCCTACTCTATAAACGTTGTTAGGATTAAGTTTAGTTTTAACCCAACTAACTTGAGCTTTGTTGAGATAAACCATAATGTCTTCAATCGGGATATCAATGTTATCCTGACGATTGACTTTGTTTATGGTTAGTTTAAACTCATAGATGAGTTCCTCAACTGAGATCATAGTTTATGTTTATTAGAGAGAATCAATTCTAGCTTTATTCTTTAATTTGTCCTTAAAGGAATCGTATTCTTCAGTGTGCTTAGGGTCAGTTAAGAAAAGTTCAAACTCTTCAATTGACTTAGCCCATACATGCTCACCTTCGTAAATGATAGAACCTTTAATTCTTACTATGTTTTTATCTACTAGGTCTTTAACAAGAGCCTTAACATCAAGCAAGTCATCACTATAAGAGGTGATCTTTGCAAACTGTTCAATAGGATCTCTGTCCATTGCACTAGCAGGTGTACGTAAGAATTCATCTATAGCATTGTAAACTTCTTCTTCTGTACTATCCATTGGCAATCCTAAGCCGATAAGTTTCTGAATCTTCTTACGCTTAACTGCAGTCATCTTATCGAGAGATGCAATAGCGCTGTTGATCTTTTTCTTGCGTTCAAAGGTTACCTTTGTTTCAACTTCTCCATTGTAAACATAGAATTTTACAATTGAGGTGTCTACTTTTCCACTTTCAATGTCATCTAATGAATTGGCTACCATATCAGTCTCCATAATCCAATAGAAATTTACAGCTTCACGAGGGTTCTCCATGTTAAAGATGTTTTCACCATCTTCTAGGGTAACTCCGTTTTCTTTCATTTCGTCATAGAACGTACTATTAGGTTCTAAAGATTCGTCAAGGATCGACTCATAGTAATCTTTCAATTGCTTGATTCGTTGTACCTCAGCTTCCTTTACTTTAGGATCAAAGATGGCTCTGATTTTTGGAGAGTTCTCATCTAATCCTGTCCTAATAACTCCACGTGAATCTACACGAGGATAAAACTTTCTTGTTGTTCCTGGAATGAATGCATATCCATTCTGGTACAATGATCCTTCTAACGTACGCATGTTAGATGGTTCTCTTTTGTAAGGGCGAATAATGCGCATACCCTTGATGTTATTGTTACTCATTTGGTTTGGTTTTTGGTTTTTTGGGTTCTAATCTTTATCTATTTGGGAGGAGTGATTAAACCCCTCCCTTATAGAATCGTTAATTAGATACGAGGGAATTCTTTAATGATTACTGACTTAGTAGGATCTTCCAAGAAGATACCTGCGAAATCTTTCATCATGTAGGTGGAGTAAGGATCTTTGCTAGCAACAACAGTTTGTTGGCTTCCGAATCCTACTGAACCTGGGATATACTGATAGTACATGTTAGGACGAGTAGACAATTTCACTTCACGAATTCCAGCGTCATCTTGACCACTGATATCCAAAATGATGAAGATTGGAGGAGTCTTCTTGTTAGGACCCAATTCCAAGAAAGTTGCATGCTCATTCAATTGCTCTAGTTCTACGAACTCAACTGGACCAGTTTCAGTAGTCATAAAGTGATCAAATTGGAAAGCATAACCTTGCTTCAAACGATCTTTACCATCCATGAACTTACCTGCATCTACCATAAAGTTCTGACCGTTGAAGTCTTTACGGATAGCAGTAGCTGCTAATTCCATACCAGAACGGTTAGTGTAGATTTTAACGCTACGATCTTTGATCAATACACGGTTGTAGAACAAATCTCCAACAGCAGCACGAATCAAGTTCAAAGAGAACTGACCACGATCATAATAGATAACGTTACCCAAGTGAAGTTGTTGCCACAAACCTTGCTTAGCACGAGTTGGACGACCTTTTTCATCTTTAGCGTTACCTTGACGACCCCACATCAAAGTGTTGGCCTTCATACGCATCATCTCCATACGAAGCAAACGAGATACTGTAGGCTCCCAACCAACGATCTTGGTCTTTTCGCCCATAGCCATAGGATCAGTTACAGAGTAGTAAGTGATGTCCAAAGGATTACCTGAAGCGTCAGTCTGCATACCCAATTTGGTTGCATCAGCCCAGTCAGTGATAGTGTGTTCAACACCATACTGTTGCAATACATCAGCCATAACTTCCAAGTTACCATCAAACAATCCCAAGCTAGAGAATGAAGTGGTGTACTCACCCAAGATGTTACCAATCTTGAAGTACTCAGTACCTACTTGTAAGAAACGTTGGTTAACGAAATCAGAACTAGAAGCACCAATTGCACGAGCACGGAACTTAAAGCCATTCTGATACTTTTCACCTTCAGCTACAACTTGGATCTGAGTTTCTTGCTCATAACGATGTGCAGTGATGATATCGTTTACAACGAATACATTTTTGTCAAACACGATTTCAAACTCTTGTCCATCAATACCAGGTTTAGCAATGCTAGAAGCCAAGTTAACAATAACTTTAGGCAATTCGGCACGCTTCTTGATTTTGTAGGTGAACACACCGTTAGGATCGTTAACCATGAAAGGCTTACCGCTCTTCATAACTAGGTCGATCAAATCGTTAGAGTACAATTTAGTGTCAGTGAATAGACGGATCATCATTTTGTCATACTGGTCAGGCTTAGTGCGCAACATAGTTTCAACAAAATTCTTGTCAGTCAATTTACCCAAACCATTCTTAGAATAGAATGAGCTGGTCATGTGGGCGTTAGCTATAACTCTCCCGTTAACCCTTGGAATACTTTGATTAGGCATAGTAGTAATTTATTTTTGTTTTGTTTTGTTTATTTGAAATACTTTGAGAATACATCTTCGTTTGCTTTATTAGAAGGTGAAGACTTCTTGCTCTTAGTTTTAAGGTTGTTGAACAGAGAATTGGTTTCTTCTGTTACTGCTTTTCTTTTTACAGGAGACAAGTCCAAATTGCTTTGAACTAGTTTTGCTACAGCTAAGAACTTACTAGGATCTTCTTGACGCATACGAGCTAGTTTGTATTCAAACTCACTAATACGTTGTCCATTTGGAAGAACGTGAGGCTTAGAAAGAACGAAATCAAATAGTTCGTTTGCAGCTTGTTCGTTTAAAGGATAACCTTCAATAGTACCAGAAGCAATTGCTCCATCTAATACGTCTGCATATAACTGTTCTCTTTCTTCTTCTTTCTGTCTCATCACTTGAACCCTTGCTTCACTTTCTTGAGCAAGTACTGCTCTCTCTTGTTGCATTTTCTCTACCAACTTAGTGTGGTATTTTTGAGAGTAGGCTTCTAAGCGATCATTGTCCCTAGCGTAGTTAAGTTGATCTGTAATTTCTTCTTCGTCCATTCCTGTTTTAGCTAGATACAAACGGAAAACTCTTTCCTGATTTGCTTCTACACTCAAGTCTACATTTTCTACAATCTGTTCGTTAGAGAACTTCTGTAGGTATTCTTGTACTGGAACTTTATTGATGAAGATATCTTCGATCATCTGTACTCCTGCTTCTCCGTAGGTCTCTGTTGCAAGTTGCTCTAGTTGATTCCAAGCCTTGTCTTCGATGGTATCATTCATCTTAGCTAAGAAGGTTTGTTCATTCCATTCGATTTCTTCGCCTTCTTCTACGTTAAGCATTCCTGCTTGTATTAGACCATTGGCAAAAATCTCAAATTGATTCTCTTCTCCTTCTTCTTCGTCATCCTCTAAGTTTACTTCTTCCTCTTCTTCCTCTTCTTCTACAGGAGGAGGAGTTTTCTTTTTAGGTAAAGGTAAATCATCATCTTCTAAAGGATCTTCAGAACCTTCTGGTTCTGTTTCCTCAGCTAGGGGATCGTAATCTTCCCCATTTAAGATGTCTGGTTTGACGTTGGCATTGGGATCTTCTGCGGCATCCTCGAAAGGATCATCCACGGAAAAACTGTCAAAGAACTCTAAGTTCTCTAATGGATTATCATTAGTCATAATAGTTAGTTTGGTTTAATTCAAAAATAGTATTTTAAAAAATTAACACAAGAGATTAATTATTTATGATACGTTATATACAATATGTTGAAAAGGGGGATTTTGTAGCTCACAAACCCCCCAATTTCAGATCATTCTAGCGCTTTTTTGAGCCAGAATCGTACTTATTTTTATTTGTTTGAGCTATTTTTAGCTTGGTGTCGATGTCTTTCTCCTTGAGAGACAACTCTTTCTCTCTCAAACCCATCTCTTTATCTTTAGTTATTTTATCAAATTGACTCTTAGAAAGATCTTGAGCTATTTTAGTTTGTTGGATAAGAAGATTAGTTGTATCTACGTCAGGATTATAAGAACCTTCGTTAGCGATACCTTGAAGTTGTACAATCTGAAGTTTGTTCTCACGATCTAACTGTTTGTTCATGTCATCACGTTGAGCGTCTTCTGCTTTCTGAGCAGCATCCATTTGCATCTTCTGTTCAAACTGTTGTTGTTGTTGATCCAACTGTTGTTGCTTAAGAGCTTGCTCTTGTTGACGAATTTCTTCTTTACGTTTCTGTACATCACCTAAAGTCTTACGAAGACTTCTTTCAGAGTTAGCAGTAAATAAGTCTACCATCTCAGAAAGCTCTGCTCCATTCTGCATAGCAGGCTGAGCCAATTGCTTTAACTGTTCTAGGGTTACTTTGTCTTCTGCATAAGAGGATACGAATACAAACAACTCATGAAGGAGTTCGTTCTTACTTACTCTTAAGAATACACTCTCTAGTTCAGAGTTAAGGTAGTTAAGCGTAGAAGTAGGTTTCTGCAATTCAATGTACTGAGACATGTCTAGGATAGACTGATATACTTTCTGAAGTACGTTGTCATGCCAAGCAAACCAAGTTTCTGTCTGAGCAAAAGATTGAATCAAAGCATTGTTAGCAGCTGTTGCTGTATCTGATGCCTGTGAGTTACCTAGACGTTGACGAGTAATACCCACTAACTCGTAGGCTTCTAGACGAAGTTGTTGAGCCAATTGAATACGTGCTTGAATTTCTTGAGAACGTGTAAGGTCAATACGAGAGAACTGGTTAAACTGTACAGCTCCTCCTGTATTCTCAATTGAAGTATCAATCAAAAGAGTACCTCTGTTCTTAGCATTCCACAACATTGTCTCGATAGGATCTTGAGAGTCTTTCTTAGGAACTACTTTAAGGTCACCTAAGAATACTACTCCAATTTCTTTCTCTAGTAATTCCCATAACTGGTTCATACAAATGTTATAAAGAACCTGGTAAGGCTTAAGAAGATCTAGAAGAGATTTACCTTGAGTGTTACGAGAAGTGTTAATAATTCCTACTAGGGGACAATCTTGAATAAATTCTAAAGGTTCTACGTTTACGTAAATGTTTGCTCCGATTTTAATTCCTCTCCACCACTCATTCATCCAAAGTTCTTCAATAGAGATATCTCCTAAGTCTTTGTTTAACTTATATTCTTCAGATACAAACATTTCTTGTTGGTATCCCTCTTCATCTAAGTAAGTTCTCTTAAAGATTTTTTTCTTAGACTGCCAGTAAGCGGTAACTACTGTGTACGCATGCTGAGAGTTAAAAGAGAATACGTTATGGTCAATACCTCCGTTAGCAAAGTCACCTACGTTCTCAAATGTTAACTGCCACAAAGGATCATTAGGATCTGGAAGAGCAGGAGCCATAGGAGAGTATTCGTTATTTCTTAAATTCTGAAGAGAACGATCTCTTAGGTGTTCTACTTCTTCTCCTGTTAAGGTGTAACGATCTACAATCTCAGTCATTGAAAGAACTTCAATAAGACCTAATGCCCAACAATCAGAAGTGTACTGAGCATTACGATTACCTAAGTACCATACGTTAGAAGGGTTCTCTACTTTATAGTTAAATCCTAAGCGAGAATTGTCAGGGTAAAAGTGGTGAAACTCTTTACCTGTTACCAAGAAATCTAGGAATGACTGTTGAGACTTTTCTTTAAAGTTAAAATGATATTTAAGAGCATTAAGAGTTTTGTTACCCCACTCTTCAGCCACTGAAGTATAATCCAAGATTTTATTCTGAATGTCTTGCTCCATCTGTGCTCTCTGTTCAGGATCAATCTCTTGTCCTTCTAGTTGAGCTTGAAGATTTTTTAAGAAGTGTTCCTTGATTAAGTCAGTTCTAAAGTCAATAGTTTCGTTAATCGCTTCATCATCTACAGCTTTTACTTTGTATTTGTGAGGACGATTAATCAACTCTCCTTTTAACTGATTGATAGGAGGGTTTACTATTGGATAGTGCTTTAAGTGCTGAGGAACATCTGGATCCTGATTAGGAGCATCTTCTAAATAGCTGATTAGCTCTTGATAATCTGCAACGTTTGTATAGTCAGCAAAGTTAAATTCTCCGTTAAGTAAGCGGTAGTTCTTTCTAAATTCTACGTTCTGTTTATATTGTGCAAATGCAATATTTGCAAAATAGTCCATGGTAGACTTTACCCACTTTTCAGACTGCTTATACTCCAAGCTTACAAATTGCTCAGGGTAGAAGTAGGCATGATTGACGGGATCTACATGCTCTTTAAATGCTTCAATAATCATTTTAGTATATTTGTTTTAGTTTAGTATCTAAATGGGGATGAGGTTGTACGGAACAACGAGTTTCCTTTCTTCTCTCTGAAGTAAGCTTGTATTCTATTGTCGTCACTAGAGTTGGAAATAATAACCTGAGTAGTAAGAGTCTTAGCCATAGCTAAAGTTAATCCAAATGAAATAACTCGGTCAACGTTTAACTTAGGTGTAAACTTAATTAACTCCTTAATCAAAAGAGGATCTAAGATTCTAGTTACTCCTAGTCTTTCTTTTATGATAGCTCCGTCTTCATCTCTTTCTACTTCTATTACTTCGGTTATGTATTCGATAATAAGAGACATCAAATAGTTCTTAATGTCTTTGGTCATGTGAATACCGTAGTCACGGTTTACTGTAGAGTTAGGATGGATGTCATTCAGGAACTTAGGTGTCTTCTCTAGGACTTTAGGAGATTCATTCTTATCTACACAATGCTGGATAAAACCATAGTCCATGTTTTCACAAAGAGTCTTAGCATTGTAATATTTAAGAAGCATCTTAGTCATCTCATACCAAGTCTCAATCTTCTTAGGACGACCTGTGTAACAAGCTACAACTATATTCTGCCATCCCTCTCCACTTAGATTATGAACCCTCTTATAAATATAAGTAGAACCCAAAGAAGTTGAGTAGTGTGCTTGAGACTGTTTGTATGGATCCGTTCCTGCTGTATAAAGTCCATAGGGGGCTTCTGACAGAGGATATTCCCAAATCTGAACACAACCCTCAATAGGATCTGTGGACTTAACAGGGAAGTTAATAACAGGCTTCTTGTCTGTAAACTTGTGTCTTATCTTTCCTTCAGAGTTGATGAAAAGTTCTACGTTGTCTGCTTGAATTTCTTGAGCACTTAATTTCTGTAGTTGTTCTTGAAGTAAGTCTACAGGGAATATGTTCTGAGATAGTTCTAAGAAACACTCTTCGTGATTCAAAGGATAGTACATTACTTCTTTTAAGTAAGCTTCTAATCCGTTTGATTTCTTAGTCTGTTCTCTAGACTTTAAGATAAGTTCTTTTCCTTTCTCTTCGTCTGCTACCCAGATCTTAATTATATCTAACTCAGAAGCTTCTTCCTTACCTAAGTAAAGTCCTAGAGGAGTTTCTTGCTTTGGAACTTTCAAAGAACGTGTACCTGGAATAAATAGTCCATAAGACTTTCCTGTTTCATTAGATTCTACAGGAAGAAAATTATAGGCTTCAGGATTGTTAAAGAGTTCTTCTAGATCTGCTGCCTTAGTCATATCTCCAGAAGTTCCAATTACGAAAGGAGAACAACGCCAGCCATAAGGACTGTCAAAACAAGGAGTAGTTGCCGCTAAGCAAGAAAGGATCTTTCCTTTTCCTCCTTCTTCTAAAAGAAATGAAGATAGAGTAAGACCTGCCGCTGCTTCCGTATTGTTACCTTCATCAAAGTTTCGTACGTGAAACTTAGACCACTCATTACGAGAGTTAGTTCTCTTGTCTTTAAATCCTAAAGTTACCTGTCTCTTCCAGTCATCCTCAATACGAGGAAATCTAAAGTAGTCAGGAAGGTTTCTAATACCTAAGTCTACATAGTCTGTGATTACTTTTAAGTCAGGTTGGTTAAGCGCAGATATCAAATTGTCAGAACCTTTCTGTGTGATGGCTTTGTGAGCCATATAAGAAGAAGTTAAAACTGACTTAGAGATACGTCTTGATCCTACCATCACAACTCCTTTCTTTCCGTCTACGTGATTTTCTGCTTTGTGGATAGTTTCGTCTACTGCTAAGTAGGTATCCCAAAGCTGAGGTTTGTCTAGCTTTCTAATTTGACGCTTACCTACCATTGTATCTATGTATATAGACCAGTAGTTTAAGTGCCAATAAATAAAAGGCGAGAAATAGAATCCATTAATAGTTACACCTTCTGTAATCTTTTTGTCTTCGTTCTCCCAAAATGCATCATACTCCTCTGAGCCAATCTCAGGGAAGGACTTAACATTAATAAAGAATTCTGGACTTTCTAGATTAGCATGCATATCAACTGAATTGTTTCATCTTACCGTTAATCTCTTGAGAACCTCTAGCTTCTGCTTTCTGTTCCTCTTTCTCCCTCAACCTATCTACTACCTCTAAAAGAGCTAAGTACTCTTTCATAGTATCTCTTAAAGATTTGATTTGAGATTCTTGGCTAGCAATAACCATAGGCATAGTTCCACCTTTAGCTGTTGGCTTCCATTCAATTCTATCTTTCAAAGAGTTAATAGGGTTGTTATCTATATAACCTCTCCACTCAGTTAAGCGTTGTTCTGCCCACTCTAGTTCTGCTGATATGTATGATAATTTCTTAACGGCCATTTGAGTATTTCTTTAAAAATTCTTCTTGAGACATATTCATGATGTCTTCTAGCACACGTGCATAGAAGTCTTCATCTCTGCCTGTTTTACTATATGAGTATCCTGCTTTCCAAAATATCTTAAACGTCTCGAATAAGTTATCTTGCAAAGTAAAGTTTACATATGGCTGGGAGGTTGGTTGGTTGTCTGTCATCTTATTTTGCTTTAGAAGAAACCTTAGTTAAAGGTTTGTCGGCAGGCAAGAAGTAGATCTGAACTCCACACTTGCTACCTGGTTTTTTGTCGCAACCGTTCTTGATGGTTACTTTTCTGTGCTTTTCCATTTTAATTCTATTTTATGTAAGGGATGATCTGCGTTCCAATCTGCTATTCCACAATCTGAAGATAGAGATGCCGTTTTGTAGGTACAGATGCAGCCACAAAACGAACAGTGAAGTTCACTTCTGTCAGTGCTGTAGTGCTTGCCTGTGAGTTGTACATACTCGGTAGAAGTGACTGCGTTTCTCGAATTGTAGGGACAATTAATGCAAATGTCCATTCTGTCTGCGATAATGTTCTGTTTTTCATTGCTTAGTAGTTTAAATTGATTCGCTGTCTTCGTTGCTACTCCCTCCAATACTTTGTTCAAATTCTTTAGCCCCTTCAGGCTCAGGGCCATGTACTCTTTGTAAGGATTCATATAATTTCTGGTGGTTTAATAATTGTGTCTGATATGTTCTGTCCATATACTCTATGGTTTGTTGGTTGTAGAGTTTTTTGGATTGTCCTCTTTCGTATCTTTCTTTAAATAGTTTAAGCCAATCTTCTAGCATGTAGTAGTTAGCATAACCTCTGATTGCTGTGAGTCCTTGTCTTTCTGTCTCATAAGTTAACAGATACTCGGACTTAAGTTTCTTAGCTATTAGTTTGATTGCTCTAGAAGGATTAAAAACTAAAACTCCTAAACCAGACAATCTAACTTTAACTGTAGGTAGTTCTACTATATCCTCTATGGTTTTTTTTAGATACCATTCGTATACAGTACTTACCTTATCAATAGTAAGACCCATTTCTTTTGCTACATCAGAGTAAGCAGCGTAAGTCTTAATTTCAATAGTTTCGTATGTATCTCTTATTGAGGTCATGCAGTTGCTAGAGCTTCTTGTTTAAGAACAGGTTGATCTAAAGTAGAAAGAACCAGAGTAAGTGTGACACCTTGCTTGCTAGTAGGACACAATCTTGGGTTGACTGCATTCTTTTCTAAGATGCCCATCTTTCTTAACTTCGTTATCCCATTAGAGATAACTTGTATTGATGTGTCAAACTCACTGGCGATTCTTTCTTTTACTACTTTATCTAAAGTACCGTAAAATGAACTATGGGCTAATATACTGGTGTACAGATCGGATAATCTATATCCCGCAAGTCTTAGTAGTACATCAATGTATGCCTGATGTAACTTAACTCCTTCTTCGTATTTACGTGCTACTTTCATTGGTTGGTTTGGTTTAACATGAACAAATATACTATCTTAACAAAAAAAGTCAAGTTATATGTTAACTCAAAGAATACTTTTAACTTAAGATATTAACCGTGTTAACCCAACTCTTAACACCTATGGTTATTTTAGTGAAAAACTATGTCTAGACAAAAAATAATTAAAGATTATATTTGTACAAGGAGGATTTGTTATGTCGATGGATAAAATTAAAAAACCAAATGCCCAGGAAGTATTTGATATTTTCTTACTAGCACTCCAAGATGAGCAAGTAAAGCTAGAAGGAGATATAGGAGGATTTAAATTAGCTCTCTATGATGGCTTTAAAACATTTACTTATCGTAAGAAGTATAACGAAGAGATGCTATTTGACTACATTGAAGAAGCTTTAACAGAACTTTTAGATGAAGATCAACCTATGCAACAGACTGACTACATGCATGCTCAGAAGTCAGCAGGAATTTAATTCCACAATTTATCAACAGAGCAAACAGTTGACTACAAAATGTAGTTACCTTCGTAGTGACATCACATCTTTGTGTTCGCAGACGAGGATTTAAAAGTAATCTGCTAGAAGTTGGATTGTATGAGTAGCCCTCAGAGGTGAAAAGAGGTTTCTCCGATAGTGTCAAAATGTTCTAATAAAGTTTACAGTGCTCTAACCTACAACTAATAGACCGTAGGCAATAAGTGGACAGAATAGAGACTTAGCCTCTGAGAGGCTATTTGGTTAAAAACTGCTGTAATATAAGTTAGAATAGAAAGTCAAAATAGACTACTTCTCGAAGAGAGAAGGAACCTATCCTATTTTAAACTTTCAAACCCATTCTTAAACGACTTCTCTAAAGCCTTAGAATAAGCTTTTCTGTTATGAGGAATACCTTCTACAGAAATAAACATAGCATTAACGTAAACTACTTTACTAGCTTCTCCTTGAAGAAGAATTCCATTTACGTTAACTTCTGTACTTACAATATATTCTCTTTTAAGAAACTGTAAGCCTACAATATTTACAAGTTGTTCAGGCATTGCAATGGATTTGATTGTTCCTGAAATAGGACTGCCCTCATTACATAATTGGTACTTTGAAGAAGCAATCTCTTCTAGAGTTGTTTGTGCTCCAAAGATTATAGGTCTTCCTCCTATTTCTGTTACAGTAGCAATTGAAGTTACAGTGTCAATTTTGTAGCATTGAGCACTCAGAGAAGTCATCATAGTGACTAAAGCGGAAAGTATAAATAATTTTTTCATGTTAGTAGGTTACTGCTCCAGCATAACCAGGAGCTATTAGATATAAGTTTAAAGTTTGTCCACTAGTTAAAGTAGAAGTTGTGTAAGTGCTTACTCCTGGATACGTTCCTCTTACATTAGTAGCTGCGGCTTTGATAGCATTGTATTCAGTTAAAGTAAAGATACGTACATCAGGAGCTGTTCTCCATTTAGAAAATCTTCCTGCTTTTCTTGCAGCTACATAATACTTATCTGCCACAGAGATTATCTTGTCATCATTAACATCAAACATATGAAAAGATAAACCATTTCTAGTAGTCTTATTTAAAACTACATTGGCTACTGCTTGAATATCTGTATTAGTATAAGCTTGAATTCTAGTAGGGGCATTTACTTCTATGTAATATTCTTTAGAGGGATCATAAGCCTCTGAAATCGAATAATATCCTGCTGAGTTAGTATAGATTGTTTTGTAGAGAGTCCAAGAAGAAGTTGTTACTAAATATTCAAACTCTAATACGTAGGCTAAACTACTATTGTTGTTTAAATCATTCCATTTACCATTAGATACAAACTGTACATAGTCTTCATTGCCTGAGTTATTTGGTTCTCCGTTATTCCAGTTTGAATAAGAATAGGTTTCTCCTGTTACCCATCTCCAAGTTCCTTCTGTTACTTCATCTGTTAATCCTATCCAACCAGAAGGCCACAGAGCAAATAAAAAACTTTGTTCTCCTGAAGAAGTAATAGTTACTAAGTGTCCACCCATGTTAGAACAGTTAGTTCTAGCAGTAGTCCAAGTAGCACTACCTGTAGAACGGTAATAAGAGTGTCCGTTATAGTTCTGTTGATTAGTGAATCCTGTTATCGTTTGATTTGTCCTTCTATAAAGATTTATAGCCACATTAGAGGCACCTGAACCATTTGCATTATACAAGTATCCAGAATAGGTGAATTGTGCACTCAGTGAGTTCACAAAGAAGAATAGAATAACAACCCATCTCATATTAATAACTTTGCTCCCATTAATATTTGAAAGTTAAGAATATCTTGACCTGCAATATAAGTTCCTCCTCCTGTAATACCTAAGCCAAATGTCTTTGTCATTTTCCAGGTCAAATTTACAAAAGGAATTACAATTGGTTTAGCTTTAAATAAAGATTCTGTATAATACTTAGAGTAGGGAGAATAGATGCCAGCCATAATGATTGTAGCGTCTATATGCTTAGTAACTTTTCCTTTATACATAAAACCTCCTATTACAATAGTAGAGATCATTTGTTCTCCGTAGAGTTTACCGTAAGTTCCAGCAACTCCGTAAAGTGCTGTAAGATTCTTAATTGAATTTACTCTAACAAACAGAGCTGTGTTAGAGAAGGCTTTAGGCATCAGACTCATTCCATCTGATACTACACTAATGTGTTTGTTGCCTTTTTTGTTTGCTCCTATCCAAGAGCGTACGCATGAGATATTACCGATCTTAGCATTAAGCATGTAATCGGCTGAAAACCCAAGAGAAGAAGTACCATCTCCTTTTACTCTTGTAAAGGAAGCAGTACCTCTTGCATCTTGTGCTCCATCAGACTTAGTCTGAATACCAACTAAATCACCAGTTACTAAGATCGCAGGCTTAGCAACTTCGGTTTTAGCTTTATTGGCTGCTTTCGCAGTACCACTAGACTGAGACTTTTGTTGCTCAGTTTTAGTTTCTTCTACTTTTTGTTCTGAGGGTTTCTCGGTTTGTACTTCCGTTTTTTCTTCGGTTTTACCACTACTTCCTGAGCCACTTCCGCTTCCACTGCTACCACTGGAGCTTCCACTACTGCTTCCGCTACTACTTCCACTACTGGAGCTGGAGCCACTGCTTCCTGAAGCACCATCTCCGCTGCTTCCTGAATTGGGATCTGGGGAATTTCCACTTGAGGTTCCTGAGGTTTCTGAGGAGTTAGATCCACCGTTTGTTTGTCCACTTTCTCCTGACGAGCTGCCAGAAGAATTAGAATTACTAGAGCTACTGCTAGTACGATTCCGAGAGTTAGTTCGATTGTCATTGTTATTGGTTTTATTGTTGGTTCCTACGTTAGTTCCTGAAGAAGTACTAGAGCCTACATCTACGTTAACACTTCCTACATTTGATATAGCCCCTAAGTTCATAACATTACTTACGATGTTTAAGGTTGCATTTGTAGTTGTTGTTGTTGTAGTAGTTACTCCAACTCCTTGACAGGGTGATGTATTTTTATACTTCAAATATACACTATTTATCCAATTATCAAATGTTCCGTCTGTTAATTCTGTGTAAGAGAAAGTTTGGACTTGTCCATAGTAAGCAATTACTATAGGACTAGACATATTTGCGTTAATAAATTTTAACTCCTGCGTGCAAGGGTCTGTGTATGAATACATAAAGCTCTGACCTTTTAGGGACAGAGCTAGTATGCAAAAGATTAATAATATTTTAGTTTTTAAATACACCTGCCTTAATGAGATTTTGAATCACATTAGTACAAGCAGTTTCTAGAGACTTTCTGGTAGCTTTACCGACAGTACTTTGAGAAAACTTCATATCGTCAAGAGACTTTAAGAAAGATTCGCCTATCTTTTGTGATTCGCCTTCTCCAGATCCAATGTATATCTGACCTGTCTTTGCATCAACAAAACGGACTTGTAAGCGAATAAAGGTAGTGACAGCAACCTTTGACTTAAGACCTTCAGCTTGCTCGTCTTCATCAACAGCAAAATCGGCCACAGTAACATACACAAAATAGTGAGCAGGTTTAATCTTACCTTTTCCATCAATGGGTTCATCAAATACACCTTTCTTTGAAGCTTTGAACTGAGTCACCATCCTCTCCTTGATTTCAGCCTTCTCCTCAGTAAATACAAAACGATTTGTTTCATCTAAATAGTCTAATACGGATTCTGCAAAACCTAAGCCTACGTTCTTTTCCTGTAAAGCAGGATACAAACTTAAGACTTTTGTCATGTCTACACTAACTACTTGAACTGTTCTTTTAATAGAATCTGTATAACCAGATACACTTGAGATGTCCTTAGATACTACAGGCTCATCATCTGTGGTTGTTTTCATACTACCACAAGAAACTAAAAAAATTACTATTAGTATCGTTAATATATTTTTTACCATGGGTCTTCTTCGGTTTCTTTAGGTTTAGTTGCTGGAGCAGGAGCAGGAGAAGCAGCTTTTTCAATTGTCTTCTCTCTGATAATAGTAGTGTTACCACCACCAGTATTTGCTTGTTGCTTTTGTTCGTTGTTCGTAGTGATGTTAATCACAGGTGCAGGGGCTGCTACAGCAGTTGGAGTTTCTAGCTTTTCATCTTCTCCACCACCTAAGTGAGTAGCAAACCAAGCACCTCCTGCTGTAACAGCAGTGGTGATTGCTCCAATGATTGTTTTTTTGATAGCGGACATACCGCCTTCTTCTTTTTCTTCTGACATGATATTATGGATTAGTTGTGTTTGATAGTGATTCTCCGTCTTCCTCATCGACCTTCTGTATTAACATCTTGTCTCTGTCTTCAGAGTTAAACCAGTAGTCAACTACTTTGTTTAAGTTACCTACAAAGGCACCCAAAAGAATAAGTAACATTTCTTTCCAATCTTCTCCAATAGATGCTCCTAAAAATACTGCTGCATTAATACCAAGAATGATTAAAGTAAACAAACCTAATACGATAGCGGTAATTCTCCAACGATTGGCTTGCATTTGTTGTAGCATGTAGTAGAACCTGTTTTTAGGATCTACTGCTACTGGTTCTGCTTGGGTAAGACCAAGTGCTTTTTTTATGTTCATTTTTGTACGATTATTTTAGAATGTAATATTTCTGTCTCAGTAGTTACAGAAAGAATATAAACGCCATCAGAGAGACGATTTAGGTTTGCACTATACTTGTACTTACCTGCGGGCATACGTTGCTTTAAAAGAGTCTCTATGCGTCTTCCTACCTCATCTGAGATAGCCATATCTACGTTAGAGTCTTCTTTAATCTTGAATTGGACTTGGATGTTTCCTTCTGTAGGATTAGGGAATACTATAATAGAGTTTAAATCGTTAAGCGAGATAGTTCCTTTGTTAACTCTACGGACTTCAATAATTCCCATAGCAGGAATAATGTTCATATCTTTAGAGTCTTTGTCTCCTACGTATTTAGCACCTGTCCACAAAGCTGCACTTGCCCAAGAGTCTTGAGGTTTTTTAGCAATGAACTGAACTTTAAAAGCCTGCTCTCCATCGTTAAGCATGTTCTCGTTAGTTAAGTCAGCACCTCCCCAAGAAACCATTCCATTAGAAGGATTCATGTAGGTAGTCCACTTCATCATCTTCTCAGAGTTCTCAATACCTTTAAACTCTAAGTAAGCTGTATCGTACCTAAGATCTAACTGTAGTGCACCTAAGTTCTTTCCGTTAGTCAAAACTTTAACAGGAACGTTAACTAGGTTTCCTTCTTCTACACTTACTTTAGGCATGTTTACCTCGATAGTTTCTGCAGGGAAATCATAACGTACAGTTTCGTCAATGATATATCTTTTAGCGTTAGCTTGATTAGTAATTTTAATAGGAGTCAAACGAGCCATTTTAAATCCTGTAGCATTAGCGTCTCCTTTAACAGCTACATAGTAAGTGATAGAGTCTCTTCCATCTACAGAGTAAGTAAAGTTATTTACAGTAGAGTAAGTAGAAGTTAAATTAGAAGCAGCTCCATTAATTGCATTGTACTCAGCAACTGTAAAGAACATTACATCCTTCTTAGAGTTAGGCCAAGCAGAGAATCTACCTGCCAATCTTCCGTAAACTGAATAGACGTCAGCAATAGAAATATCACCAGCAGTACCGTTTACATCCATTGTATAGTAATCAAATCCTGCAGGAGTGTACTGACCTAAGATAGATTGATTGATCTTCTGTGCATCTGCAGTAGAGAATACGTTACCTGGAGTCATTGTGTCTCCTTTAACTACAATGCGTACATCCCAATAAGTAGTATCTAGGAATTTCTTAAACACAGTAACACCCAATGAGTTAGTCTTTTGTGAAGCAATCTGAGACCAAGTAGAAGAACCTTTAGCTCTTTTCTCTAAACTAACTGTTAAATTCTTAGCATCTGTACCAGTTACGTTCTTGAACTTAGTAGCAAAACGCAATACTTTCTGATTGAAACGTCCACCATAAGAGTAAACTACCAAAGTAGTATCGTTACCCCAGTTAGTAGCAGCTCTGTTAGAGAATGACTTAACACCAGCAACTTTTAAAGTCTTAATAGAATCTAAACTATTCCAAACTGTTTCACCTGCGTGAGTAAAAGTTAAATCAAATGTAGCTCCATTAGAATAGTTAAAAGTAGAATTAGATCCTGTGTAAGCCAAAGTAACTGTCAAGAATCCTTGTAGGTTACTATCTACATACTGAAGGTATTGATCAGAAGCAGAAATCTTAAGAGAAGGCACAACTCCTGTGAAAGCTGTCTTGTCATAGAATACACGAAATTGCATACCTGTAATCTTCTCTGAAGTAGAAGTATTGTAAAAATGAAGAGGAGCAACTGTTTGACCTACAGTAGTTGTTGCTACTTGATAGCCTGAGTCAATTACTACCCAGTGACCTGTACCTGGAGAGGTAGCAGAAGATTGTGCTGATGCATTGCCAACCAACAATGTGAGCACTCCGATGAGGACTTTGATTATTTTATTCATGTGTTTTAGTTTTACTTAATTTTACTTAATTTTACTTAGTTTGTGTATTTGTTCTACAGCGTTTGCCTGTAACCAAGGCTCTGGGGTTGGTAGTTTGTTTATAAAACTTAACTCGTATATGTAGCACTTAAGTTCTTCTTCTTCTAGACTCTGAGTTACTGGATGTAACAAATAGTTTAAGTGAAGACTCTCATGTACTAGAACGCAAGCTAAGTTGGCTATTGAGTGCATCTTTGCATCTCCTACGGCTATGTAAATAGTGTTTCCGTCTTGAGAGATGTTATTAGAAGAATAGGGACTAATCCAAAAGTCTACTATGTCGCAGACATCTATTAATCTAATGTATACATTGACATCTGTTTGAGCAATTAATGCTAAGGCTGAGTCTACCTTTAAATCCCAACCATCCCCTGCCTTCATCACTTTAATCTGAGAAAAGCAGGGAATAGAAAGAATTAGAAAAAGACTTACTAGAAGTCCTTTCATTTATTTAATATCTTTAGACTCGATAAGAGTGTACGTGAAAGAATTACCACCCAATGTTGCAGCCTTCTTACAGATAGCCAAGAACGCATCAAAGTCGGCAGACTTCTTAAACACTTGGCAACCTTCTGACCAATTCTCAACGTAGGTAGAGTCTGCACCAGCTTTATGAATGTTAATACCGAAGATCCCTTCTTGTATCTTGGACTCATCATAGTTCATGTCTTTATTAGCATCACGGTAAACTTTTACGTTAGCTTTTTGTTTAAGGGCTTCGTATTTACCTTGGTGTAATGCAATGTGGTGTGAACCTGAGTATTGACCAGGTACTAAACGTGCAACACCTGCAGCGTTATGGAATTCTTTAACTCCTTTAGTTCCTGGATCTGTAGTAGCAGGCCAGATTTTAAATTTCCACTCTCCACCTTCTTTGTAAGAAAGAGTCAAGTGATCATCAAATACGTTAGTTACTTTAGTACCAGTGGCAGAGTTTCTAACACCAATGATGTTGATGTTAAAGTCTCCGTTTTCAAAGTACTTGTAACCTTTGGCTTTCATAGCAGCCTCAATTTGTTCTCTTGTGTAACTCATAGTTTATAGTTTATAGTTTATAATTTATAGTAAATAATTCCAATTTGTTTTGCTTTTAACTTTTCCTTGGCAATAGGATCTTAACTTGTTGTAACTTATTTCAGTAATCTCTGAAGCAATTCTAAGATTCTCATAAGTCTCTCCTGTTTCAGTGTTGATTACTTGTTTAGACTTAGGATTATCTGCACCAAGTCTTACTGAATGTTTTCTATTCTTAAAAGCTTCAGAGTTCTTTAAAGACTCTTTTATCTTAAGTTTAGTTTCTTCTGTAAGGGTGCTACCTAATCTACTCTGTTTAAGTTTTTGTTTTGTTTCTTCAGAATGATTCTTTCCATAAAAGGGGTTCTTCTCTCCCACTCTTAATTTAGCTACTTCAGATAGATTCTTACGCATAGATTCTGGTAAGGATTTTCCTGTCCAGTATCCAACTTCATGTCTCCAACCTAAAGTACCTTGACCTCCATCAGTCCAATTAACTAGACTACCTCCACAAGTATCTACTCTGCCATACACACTTATCAGTTCTATTTCTTTTACACAAGCCTCCTCAAAAGATAAATGATCTAACATAATCTCTACTCTATACTCTGAGTTCTTTACAACATTATGCCAGTGTTGATTTCTACTTTTAGTTTGGTGTGCTCTAGAATAATTAGAATCTGTACCTAATCCAATATAGAAAGGTACATTCTTATCTAACCTGATATGTCTGTAGACATAAGCCATGTTTATTCAGCAGAGTCCCCTTCTTTCTTTTTCATAATTTTCTCTGCGCTTGTCAAAGAAAGACAACCAAAAGCAAGCAATGCAACTGCATCCACTAAAGGAACAGAAGGAGCAAAGTGAGACTCTGTAAAAGAGTTAGCGTACAATGTAGCGCATAGTGTAACTGTGCATGCTAATCCGCACAATCGTTTCATGGAGACAACACCCTTCTCATCTTTGAAGAGCCCGCCAATAAAGTTTAATAGTTTCATATGTTACCTTTTTTATTCTTTAAGAATTTAATAATGTCTTCTATGACCCACTTAGAAAGTAGGACAGTGAGAAAAACAGTTAAACTCACCAATACAGTGATATCTGAGAAAATGTTCAAAGCGACTTCGGACTTTCATAGATAGTAGAGGCGAGAAAAGGTTGGTTATGGGCAAAGATAAAACTTTAAAAAAATAAGTCAACTGCTTAACTGTAAAACAAAAAACCCCCAGATTTCTCTGAGGGTCTCAATAAATTACTTAATACTTTGTAATACTTTGTAATACTAATTAAAGTACTTCATCGTCTCCCATTTGGTAAACAGTAGGGTCTTCAACTTCTGTAGCAATGTGCTCATAAGTCTCCAAGTTGATTTGACCTTTACCGTAGGTCTCTTCAATGTTCTTGAAGAACTCTGTTTGTTCTTTGCTTACTTCTTTCATAACGTCTTTTACTTGAGCTTTTACAGACTCAAGATCAGCCATTTGAAGTTCGATTTTGCCCAAATCCATAATCACGTTCTGGGTTTTCTGTTGGAAGCCTTTGATAGCTTCGATTTCTTGTTCGGTTAACTTAGTTGCCATAATATAAATTTAGTTGGTTTATGCAAATATAATTCCTTTTGCTAAGATAATGACAAATTGTCTAAACAATTAAGCTTTTTCTAAGCCTAATTCTTCGATAGCCCAATCAGCAATTACTGAATCATCAGTACCCCAAGTGGATACAATTGCTTCAGGAACGCTTAAGTTACCTTCTGTCAAAGTGGCACCTACGCTTGCTACTTCAACTCCTTCAGTGTCAGTAGAGATAGATTCAGCTTTAATAGCCCAGTACAAAGAGATGTTGCTAGGGAAAAGAGAAAAAGAAAGAACTGTTAAGTCCAAATACTCGCCAGCACCTTTACCAGGTACGTTAACGGATTTAATTTTTGTTGCCATGTTTATAGTTTAATTTTTTGTATACGTTGCAAAGATAATTTAATAGATTAAAATGTCAAGAGAGATGCCTATTACATATTTGAGTGAGATACTTTTTTCCAATCTGTACCATCATAAAAACATATAACATGTAAGTCTGTATTATAAACTTGTAATCCTTCTGCTGGTGTAGTAATAGCATTAATCTGAGCAGTCGTCATTCTTGGAGCAAGGAAACCTTGCGTTGTGGAATCAATCTGTACTTTAGCGGATGAATTTGTAGATGCAGTTCCAAATCCTACATTACCTGTTACATACTCAAAAGTTACATAGGGATTAAAAGTACTTACAAAATTTCCAATTTGTAGATTAACACCGTCTTGAATTAGGGCCATTCTAATAGTACCTTGGTTTCCAAATTTAAAACCTCTTTTAGTTCCTGCTACTGAGTCAACAACTATTAATTGGTCTCCTGAACTTACTGCATTACCAAATTGAGCAATAGTAGTTCCACCAATATTATTTGTAGATGTACCACCACCAACACCTAAATAGGTTGTTCTTACAATATTGTCGTCTTGTATTTTAAAACTTTCTGTACCCCCACTATTTTGAACTAACAATGAACTCGTAGCTGAAGTAGAACCAGATCCTTTAACTGTTAATCTAGCAGAATCTGTAGTTGTTCCTAGTAAGAGGTTACCTCCAGAAGTAAGTCTCATATACTCAGTCATTACAGTTCCTCCTCCCGCAGGTCTTAAAGCAAATAACATATTTCCTCCTGCTCCGTATCCTGTTCCTACTTGAGCAACTCCAATATATCCCTGTGTATCATAAGGATTCATAAATCCTATACCAGTATAAGTTCCTGCTAAGTCTGTAGTGTTTTGAACTACTAAGTTGTAGTTTGTAGAAGCAATAGTTGAAATTGCAGTACTTGATCCTCCTGCTTGACTTATTTGTGTTTTATAACTAGGGGAAGTTGTTCCTATTCCAAGATTTCCAACAGAACTCAAACGCATCTTTTCTGTAAGGTATGAACCCCCACTTATATCTGGGCCATTTGATGTATAGAATACAAGCCCTAGTCCTTGAAACCAGTTAGTAGCACCATCATGCACACCCCCCATACCAGCCAACGCATTTACAGAAGCATCACTATCTGGTCTAGATATTCCATAAGATATAAATGGCGTGGATACTACGCTAGTGCTTGACTTTGCACCAAAACCACCATTCGCACGAATACCTCCTCCACTTGCTAGAATGTAATTACCTGTAATAAGGGAATCGTTTGTAACAGTTCCGTATCCTTGAGGATCTACATTTACTTTGTTACTACCGTTAAATTTAATTAAAGGAGCAGTAATAGTTCCATTATTCCCATATAATCCTAAAGAACCTACTCTTGCACTACCATTTACGTCTAGTTTATACCCAGCATCAGTACTAGTGTTAATAAGGACATTACCTGTTGTATTTACATTTATAAATGATCCAACAAACAAAGTTCCCATTGCAAAATATGGAAGAGTATCTCTATAAAAAACATGACTATTTCTTGAATGATATTCCCAAGCACTACTTGCACTTGTAATTTGTTCTGGATAAGTTCCATCTGATGAGCGACTTACATAAAGTCCTTGATAAGTTAGTCTACTCCTTAAATTGGCATTGGTACTTGTTGTTACAAATATCTCACCATCTTTTACATCTACTTTTCCAAATGGTGTTGATGTGCCTATACCTACGTTTCCTGTTGCTGAGATACTACCAATGTTGCTTAGATCGTATACTACTTCACTACCTGTTGTATTTCTTGTTGCAAGCGGTATGTATGTTGTTTGTGCTTTGTTTAATACTATTATACTGGAATTTAAGGCTAATGTTCCCCCTATTGTTGCGTTATTATCTGTTCCAAAAGTATCTGTCCGTAAACTAGAAACTATTCTTACAGATCCATTTACGTCTAATTTATAACCAGCATCTGTTGTAGTACCTATTGCCACATTATTAGTAGACTGGAAAAACTTCATTGTGGTAGAACTCAAAGAACCAGTACTAGACGCTACACCAATGCTTAAATTATGAGTGGATATAGTAGTAATTGCAGCTTCTGAAACTGCTGGAAAGTTCATTCTGATCGTTCCGTTTACTCCATCAGAGAATACTATTCCTGTATTTGCTACGTTTGTTGCTAGTTGAATACTTGAAACACCATTTTGATTAAGCGTAATTGTAGAATAGGATGTACTTGGACTTGAGTTATCTCCTCCAGTTATCTTACCAAGAGTCATTGTTCCATTACTTCCTATAAAAAATCCTGTAGTCACTGCAGAGGAAATACCTAGCCAAGCAGTACCATTAGTATTATCGGTTAATTTTAATATTGAATTTGTAGAAGCAGTATTAGTATTAAAATATCCAGACCCTTGAACTTGCAACTTATACCCAGCATCAGTAGTGGTTCCGATGGCAAAATTACCATTTGCATGAATACGAACTCTTTCTACGTTTAGGACAGCAAAGATCATAGGAGCATTTATTTCACTCCAAAAAACTGATGCATTTGCAGTTCCAAATGATGGTGTAGAACCGTCTAATGCTACATAAAAATTTCCTGCTGTACTTTTTAAATTAACTCCAGCATAAGACACAGATGTTGCATTTAACAACGCAACAGGATTGGTTCCGCTTATGTTTAATTGCCTTGTAAGAGTAGTTGTACCTATACCTATACTGCCTTTAAAATAACTGCCATAACCAGTCTGATCATGAATAGCCCAGTTTCCAGTTACTGTTGCAGCCGCTGCATCTTGTAATAGTAGACCAATATTATTTGCAGCTGCATTTAAATATTGAGATCTTAAAAATATCTGAGAGCCTACTGATCCACTACCAGCGGTAAATACAGCCAAATTGTCAAATCCAATATATCTTGTAAATGTTCCTGTTCCTGTAGCTGCTGGATTAGTAGTAAATCCTTTTGCTTCTGTAACTGTATTTGCACTAATATTAACTTGACCTTGAACAGCTGCCATTAATGAAGCGGACGAACTTGTATTTACGGCTGAGTTAATACCAGAAATATTTGATACGTTTGTACTTGCTGTTACTATGTTATTTATGCCATATAGTTGACCGACAACAGAGTTATTAGTTGTAGATTGGATAGTTAATGCCGCATCTCCGTTTACCAAAGTAGTAGCACTTACTGTAGTAAATCCTTGAAATCTAGCAGTCCCATTGACATCTAGTTTGTATCCTGCGTCTGTGGTTGTGTTAACTAATACGTTACCCGTAGGCATTATGGTAAAGTACGGTACGTTGTTCTGTACTACTTTAAAGAAATGTCTCGATCCTGTTGGTCCAGAAAATACAAAACTATCTGTGTTTACATCTGCATTAGCAGAAAGAACAACAAATGCAGAGTTTCCTATTACTAAAAATCCTGGAGGTGTTGGGCCATAAAGTCCATAGTTTGTACTTGAAGCTAATCGTCTACTTGTAAGACCATTGCCTAACCCAACGCTTTGATCTGTATCATTAGGAATTAAATCTATTTTTGAACTAGAGTAAATATCTCCACCTGTTACATTTGTAAACTGAATTCTTCCGTAGTCAGCGTATCCTGGTCTTTGGGTAAAGGAAATATATCTACTTGCTACATAAGCAACTCTCAAAGCAAAATTACTTACCCCCGTGAATGCACCATTAGTAAAGGTAGGATTGATGTCTAGTCCTACTAATACGTCATTGTTTGCTGCTGCTACTAAAGTGTTACTTACTAATAATCCTCTTGCTAAAGAGGATGATGCGGTAATAGATCCATCAAACACCGTTGTAGATGGAGTAGTAATATAAAAAGGACTCGTTAGAGTATTGCTTATTTTAAGTGCACTAGCACCTGATACATAATTAATACCAAAATTTGCCTCTCCTGTTGTATTACGAGAAAATGTTAGAAATCCGCTGTATAATGTATCTCCACGCAATTCAACACTGCCAAGAGAACTTGCACTACCAATTACAACACCTCTTCTATTACTTGCATCTAAAGAAAATGAACTTGCAGTACCTGTTACTGTTGCATTTCCTTGCACTCTTGCAGTCCCATTAACATCTAATTTAAATCCTGCATCCGTTGTAGTACCTATAAGAACGTTACCTCCAGCTTTTATTCTTAGTTTTTCGTCAGATGTTCCTCTTATTACAAAGTCCCACCCCCCTGCAGAACTATAAGCAAATCCTGTATCAGGTGAGGATTTATAATAAGAAACCATACCTCCTCCTAAATTTAATAATTCAGTATTAATTCTAGGAGCAGAAAATCCCGAACTGTAATCAAAATCAAAAGATGTAGTAGTGTTACCTATTTTAACATTCCAACCAGCAGACCATCCACTAGGATTAATAAAAAATGAATATCCTGATGAAGCGTGTAATGTTCCAAATAATTCGTATGCACTTCCAAAATTTATCGTGTTACTTGCAGTATCCGTATAGTACTTTTTAGTAAATAATCCTCCATCCAGATAAAGTTTAGAAGTAGGACTGCTAGTACCTATTCCAACATTACCACCATTAAATATCACATCTCCGCTAGTTGTCTCTATTGCTCTGTGAGTAGTTCCTGTAAGAGAGGTAAGAGTGGGGTTGTAGTAAAATCCTCTAAAAATACCCGAGTAAGTTCCTGAGTTATTTATAGTAGGAGATACAGTTAATGTATTAAATGTAGCAGTTCCACTAGACATATTGGATTGTCCAGCTACAGCAAATGTACCCGCTACTCCACTTGTTGAAGAGTAGTAAGCTGGACCACTCATAGTGATGTATGTACTTGCCCCTCCAACACTATTACCACTAGATATAGTTCCTCCTCCTTGGCTACTTAGTTGGAAAAGTACCCCGTACATATTTACTTTATCAGAGGTAACATAGAATGGATTATTACCATCAGTACTTCTGACTAGATTAAAGTATTTAACAGATCCACTTAAACTTGTAGATGTTGCAACAAAAGTACCGTTGGTTGTAATATCATTTACTGCTCGAACACTACCATTTACATCTAGTTTGTATCCTGCGTCTGTGGTGGTATTGATTAAAACGTTGCCCGTTGTAGTTATAGTAAATCTTCTTAAACTTGCAGTAGCATCAAATATTGTAAAACCATTAGCGGTACCATCTGCACCAATCCAAAAAGGGGTGGAGTAATTAAACTTAATAAAACGCCCACTTTCCATTGTCATATTGCCTCCCGATATAGACAATTTTTCAGTAGGAGAAACAGTTCCTATACCTACATTACCAGCAGAAGTTATTCTCATTGCCTCTGTATCTGTACCTCCTGTTTTATAGTTGAACGCTACACCACTAGTACTGTTGTCTGTAAATATCGCTTGGATTGCTTTATACTTTGTAGTACTTGCATAAGTAGTAAATCCAAAAGCTGCATCATGTCTTGCATATACGTTTCTAGATAGCATTACAGCATCATCGCTACCTCCTATTCCAAGAATAGTAGTATTGCCAGTTAAAGAAAGAGCAGCAGTTCCGTCATTATATTTAAATAAATACGTTGATATACCGTAAGTTCCTTCTTTTTCAATAGTAAAAATGTAACTTGACATAGAAATCTTTGCTCCATATGTCCCATCGTAGAATATAACTCCGTTTGTACTTGTCCCTGTAGTTCTGATTGTACCATTTACATCTAGCTTGTAACCAGCATCAGTGGTAGTTCCTATGAGGAGATTACCCCCTGTGTTTATCCACGAAGCATTTCCTCCCCAATGAAATTGAACCTTTGATACATAACTAGCATCTAAAATAACAAAGGTTGATGAGCTACCTCTAATAAAAGAATCAGCACCAGATGTGAATTTTATAAATCCATTATTGTTAATTACAATAGCATTATCTGAAGCATTTGGAGTAAGAGTCAGTGTTGCTCCAGAAGTTGTTTTCGTAATTGATGCAGAACCATTAGAGATAGTAAGCCCTCCTACAGTAATCGAGTTAGTAGTAGTATTACCTCTGGTTGTTACTGAATTTAGAGTGTCTAGTTCTCCTATTCCTTGGTTTACCCATTTACTTCCGTTATAAACTAAAGCTTGTCCTACAAGAGGAGTTGAGAGTTGTACGTCTGTTAAAGCCGAAAGAGAGGTAACAAAAGAAGGAGCGTTTGTTATCTTAGACCAATCTAACGAACTGATCCAAGAAGGATTTGCATAGTAACCCGTGATTAAAACGAATTGACTAGAACTGATTCCGTAGATCCTTGAATCAATTAAGTCGCCTACTGTGACTTTTTTAGATTTAACAGAACCATCTGTAGGATTACTGTCTATAACGTAGATCAAATCGTCTACTGCTACTTGCCCTGCTGTTAGGGATTTAAGTTGGGATACTTTAAAGTTCATAATTAGTTTTATTCAAAAACGATGTATTGATTTTCTTCTGTTAGGATATAGCCGTTCTCTAGATAGTGGCCTGTTTGTACTTGTCCTTCATATCTTAAGAATCCTTGTCTTTGGTAGGGAAACTCAAATCTAGGCTTAGAACACGGAATCGCTTTACTTTCGATAACTTGAGTTTCAAACTCTCCTCCGTAGTTATCTCCTCCTCTAATAAGCATAAACCACTTTTCATTTTCTCGCCTAATTGTAACTCCTAACCTTTCTTTAAATTGATAAAGCTGTTGCCAGTCATGAGGACAAACATAAGTCTTCTCTGAGAAGCCTTTAATAATAGCCTCCATTAAATCTTGAGAGTAGCCAGGGGTTAGAAAGAAGTTATCACGTATCATAAAATATCTTAACGAAAAAAGAGGGCTTAGGCAGGGTAATGAAGGAGAAAGATCTGATCCCTACCTAATTACCCTCCAAAAAATGGCTAAGAAATTAGTCACAAAGAAATCGTAACTCCACAAACACTGATCCTCCTCGTTTACAAATGTAGAGAATCTAGAAATTAAGTCAAGGGAAGTATAAATTAATATAAATTAATATAAACTAAAGTAATTTCTTTATATATTTGTATTTATAAACTTATGAAAACAAATGTAACAATGCAATCTACAGACAGGGAAGTGTTTGGGATTAAGGTAAGACAAGAAACAAAAAATGGATTTATGTCTGTAACAGACCTTCAACAAGCCTATGAGAAAGCTAGGTGGATGCATGGTTGGAATGAAAGAAGAGTTAATGATATATTACAATTCAGATTTACCCAAGAGAAAGTATATCACCTACTCAATGAGAGGGATCTCATAAAAACGTCTTTTCACGTTTTTACCGAAATGATTGAAAGTCAAGGACTTATAAACTACTTAAAAAAACTAGGTGTTTGGAAGACCACAGGAAGAGGAGAAAATAGAAACGTAGTATGCGATTCTTACATCTGGACTCTAATTGCTATGGAACTTAATCCTATGTTATATGCTAAGGTTGTTATTTGGTTGACTGATAGTTTAATCTTTGATAGGATGGAAGCAGGAGATAAATTCAAACCTATGAACGGAGCAATATCTAGAGTTTTAGAAAAACCAGATTACCCCAAGTACGCTAGAGAGATTAATTTACGAGTATTTGGAGAACACATCCAAGGAATGCGTAACTTAGCCTCGGCTAAAGAACTTAGATTAATCTCTGAAATAGAAAATACAGTAACCAAAGCAATAGAGCATAGTTGGGTAGAAACAGAAGAAGCAATTCTTAAACTAATTAGAACCTACTAAACCTACTAAACCTAGATTTAAATAACTAAACTTAAAATAGAACAACTTAACTAAACTAAACTAAACTTAATCTATACCATCCCAATGCTTATTATCCTGCTCCCACCAGAAAGTAGGCATCTTCTCACAATACATTCCAACCACATCACACTTAAACTTAGACTGTACTCTCTCTACTAGTGCTACAGTAATAGGCTTCTGAAAACCAAACTCCTCTATCATCCTACTCATCCAAGTATAATTACCCCCAGTAAGTATACCTGCCTCAACTAAAACAATCTTACTTACCTGAATCCTCCACATACCTAGAAGTACTCTAAACTCTAACTTACATTCCTCAATAAACTCCTCACTACTATCAGGAAAAGAAACATCAGCACTATCATAATAAGGAAAAACCCTATCTCTACTTAACCCATGTAAAACCCGCATCCCTATAGCTCCACTATAGTCAGGACTAACACATACTACTAACACATCATCAGTTTTCCAATCCCCCCACTCCTTATCCATAATCTCCTGTAAACTAACCAAAACCTTACAGGTAGCTGTTTCCTCTAATTCCTTACTTATATACATAAATCAAAGATAAGTCTGAAACAGATTTTCCCCGATTTTTTCCCAAAATTTTTACCCCCCTACTTTTCTTTATGGTTATAAGAGGGTGGGGGATGTATAATTGCTCCCCCCTACCCTAAAAAACAAGCTGAGGGTACCCCCTATAGCATTGCCTATGGGTATCCTCTTCTCTAGATGATGGATACAAGGACAATAGAAGTAAACTACAATGGTATGTTGATAGTCTACACAGAAGACATGACCTACTCAATGTTCTGTGACAAGAACAAGATGTTGGAAACAAGAGTGGAGTGGGATGAAACAACCAGCGATGCCATGGATTGTTACTACTACTGCAAAGAAAGAATGACAAGGCAATGATGTCTTGTTATTCTCTTCTCTATTGTATGAATAGGATAACTAAGAGTGTATTGATTACCATTGCGGTAGTTAGTATGATTGCCTTCATTGTAGCAGGATGGTTTATGACTGTGTACTTCCAAATAGGAATGGTGAAGGAGTATGGTCAGGAGTTTACTGAGGTAGTGAAGTATTGCTTTGCCTTAGGATGGATGCCAGCCTTTGTGATAGCAAGCATAATCAATGAGACAGACAAGAAGAGGTAGCCTTTGGCTATCTTTTTCTCTTCTCTATTCTATGAAATACTTCATCTTCCTATCCTTCCTGTTGTGTGCTTCCCTTTCTGGTCAAGTAAGCAGAACAACTAAGCCAAAGATTAACGTAGTTAAATCCTTTGGTGCTATCTCCTCTGACGATAGTACTGTATGTAAGAACATACTGGCGAGTGTTAATCACATCAAGAATTGTGTGATTAACCTTGATAGTAAGTTGTTACTTACTGTACGTACTAAGACTTGTGACCAAATCTATCTTATCTCTAAGGGAGAGGTAGAGCATTACTATGAGATCTACCCTGATGGTAGATACATAGACTATGGAACAGAAAGAGATGCCCAATAGGCATCTTTTTTCTCTTCTCCGTAGTATGGATATACAAACTATACAAGAAAGAACTGCTAACTTAAAAGTTAGAGTAACGGAAGTAATAGAAAGACTTGGACTACAAGCCCCTACTAATACTGTAAAACTAAGAAGAAAGAATAGCACTACTGCTCAACTCTTAGTAGGAGGGTACCACATTTATTTCCTTTGGTCAGATAACTATTGGGTAAGCGTTATGAAAAGGTATAAAAACCACTACTACTTTGAACAAGAACCTGAGTATTATGAAATACCATGGTGGCTTATAGATTTTTATAAGAATATGCATCGGCATAATCTGTAATTAGGGGCTAAAGCCCCTTTTTCTCTTCTCTAATCTATGTACAATATACTTAAACCATTACCTATCGTAGGCAGAAGCCTACCTTACGGACAAATCTTAGGTCGCATATCATTTAACGGAATTGTAAAAAAGTTAAGGATAAAGACCTGCGAAGGTATTATTTGGGTAGAAGCGTAATGCTTCTTCTTTTCCTTATTTAACGTGGTCTCCTCCTTCCTTGCTTGGTTGTGATTTCCTCCTATCTACTTTACTATGTTTAACCCATCTATTTCTCCAATCATTGCTTTAAGCGTTTGGCGCAACAAAGCAAACTCTCTCTCAGTTCTTTGCGGTATTCGCAACAACAACCCTATGGCTGTCTTTACAGGTAAAGGTAGCGAATGGACAAAGACTTGCATTCAGAATTTTAGCGAAGAAAAGTTCGCAAAGATTTTTGGAATGGACGCTTCTACTATTACAGGTGACAAAGACTCCCCTGTTCAGTTAGATGTAAATCTATCACAGTTGGTAAACAACAACTATGGTATCCAAGTAATCGAAACAACATCACTTGCAGAGGCAGTGACCTTAGGTGTTGTAGGTAATGACAAAGGTCAACCTGTGGTCTACGAAAGTAACTACAAGAAAGACCGCTCAGGTGCTAAGGTAACAGACGAGAACGGAAAAGCAATTTACCGTAAGTCATTCCTTCGTGCTTACGATGCAGAGATGCTTGACATCCTTGTAAGGAAGACTGACCTCAGTGCTATCACAGAGAATGTGGTAGAAAGCGTAGCAGTAGAGCAAGATTAATCTGAAAGGGGGGTAGAAATACCCCCTAAATCAGACAGTAATCAGACAGTAATCAGACAGCAGTGGGAAGAAGAGAAATTAAATTCTCTTATCACTCTCTTATCTCTCTCTTATATTGCGGGTATATTGTCAGTCTAATGTCATCAAACTACCTAATTTACGTTTTGTTTAACTTTTGTAAGTCATAACCCCGTGTTTTGCGAGACAATTGTCATAATGTTTAACTTTTTCCTGACAATTGGGGGGTATATGTAGTGGTAAATAGTGGGGAACCACTCCCTTCAATCTTCTATTTAACACCTAAAAGTGGGTAATTGTGGGGTTTTAATGCTACGTTATATATAAATTGTTGACTTTACGTTAAATAACCTTAAAAGAGATTAAAAAAGATTAAAAGAGATTAAAGGATTACCCTTTCCCTTCCTTCCCTTATTCTTATGTCTTCTCTCTTCTCTTATGTAGTAATCATCATTAGCCTGATGATTCCTTAACTGATTCTAAGCGAACTTCTCAGTTCGTTGCTTTAATGCATCATTCTATCTTCACAAGGGATAGCAGTTGTAATGAGCAAGGATGGGCTCTTAATATCTAACGCTGAAATATGTGTCCTTTAGATATTACAACTGAATGCAGAGTGAAGTACTATAGGTTATTAGTAAACCTTAATAAAAACTATTCGGTAAGTTATGAGTCTCTACGTTACAGAACTCTTATATAAAACCCAAAATTTAAATTCCTGGAAAGGTTGTATCGCTTGTGAGCCATGATACGTAATGTAAAACAACTCTCTATGGGATGAAATCCTACACCTAGGCAAGTGTTTAAACTGCTTTCTTTAATGCACCATAACTCACTTCCAAAGGGTGAGCAGTTGTAAAGGAAGCGGGATATCCAGCTAGTGTATTGGCCACTTAAATGTGGATAGCACGTTACAACTGAGTGCAGATGGAAGTAAAGCATAGCATAAGTGCTGATGAAGCAATGCAGTATAGTCAGCTATTGGCTACTAATAGGTGAAAGGCCTTTTTTAAATAGTACATAGGCGAGGTGACACACGTTCCCAATCAACGAATTTAAAAAAGAGTAATGCACATATTGCAATGTTGGGGAGTATCTGCTTATCGTTGAGCTGATGGATACTATCTTGGGTTTGAGTCCCAAATGTACTACTACTACAAGGTATGGTTTATCCTACTAACACGTCTAGAGGACCTTGTAGTTTTTTTATACCTAAGGGTATAATACCAACTAGTATAAACTAAACTAACTAAACAAACTAAACAAACTAAAAACTAAAAAATATGAAAATCAAACCGTCCACTTTCTTACTTGTCATCGCTGTATGTGCAGGTATGGTATTTATCATGGCTCTTCCTGATGTTATTAGTAGCATGGGAACACAAGCCTTTACTTATGTGTTTACTACAGAAGTTTTAACTTTATGTTTACTTACAGTAGTAGGACACTTTTATCTTAAGTCTCTTAAAGAAGAAGGTAATGATTAATCAACAGACACTAAGCGTTCTTAAGCCTAGAATTCCTTCAGGTAAGATCCTTGCAAGAGGATACGATAAGCAAGGAAGATTAATTATGGTAAGACTTAACTCTGCTGGTTTTAAAGGCTGGCACTTCTTATAAGCTATGGATGACTTAATTCAAGAAGAGATTAATCAACTAGAGCATGGTTATCGTTTACTTATGCAACTTGATGTACTCAAAGCGATTTCTGCTATTTCTGAAATAGAATTTAGAGAACATACTCAAGAGCTAAGAGAGATAATGAATCAAGTAGGCTCTGAGAATCCTTTTAATGCCCTTAAATGGGAACTTAACCTTTTAACAACTTAACAAATGGAAAAACAATTATTTGTCATTGACGGCTACAGAATCTGGGCTTTGACCTATGAAGATGCTTATGCTAACTACTTAGTAATTTCAAGACTATGAAACCAGAAAATCCTTTTAGCGAAAGTACTGCCTTCAAAGCCCTTGTATGGTTCTCTTTAATAATTACAATTTGTATTTGTTTAGAGGGTTGTGCAAGTTCTAAAAATGTACCACATGGTTGTGGTAAAAAATCTAAGCGTTACTATCACGGAGAATTCCTAGAGTATAGATAAGCTTAATGTCCCTTTCGTCTATTGGTAGGACAGCAGGATTTCATCCTGTTAAAGGTGTGTTCGATTCACCCAGGGGATACTAAATTTAAAAATAAACTTAAAAACTAAAACTATGGCAAACTTAAAACTAATTAGAGTAACTGGTACACCTTTTAGTGATGCTTATAGGGGTTGTATAGGTATCCAAACAAGTTCAGAACGCTTTGAAATTATTATGGATGGAAAAACTTGGCCCCAAACTTCCTCCTTTGGACAAGGATATGAACCAGCTACTAAAACAGATATAGAAATAAGTTGGTCTACTATCTATCCTCACTGGACTCCTGAAGTAGGGGACAAAGTGATTATTACCCAAAATATTGGAAACTGGCGTGATAAAAAAGCTACTATTGTAAGAGATGGCGGTGATGATTATTGGATTGTAAAAGATGATGATGGTCACACATGTAACTTTAGTAAAGAAAACCAAATGATCTTAGCTCCTTATTGTGAACCTGAAAAAAAACTTGAGCAGTATCATCTACATGGATTTAAGCTAGGAGATAGAATAACAGCTATTGAAATTGATGGTATTAGAGCTGGTAAGCACGGAACTATTGTACATTTTCACCAAGGTCATGTTGGAGTTTCTTTTGATGAAAACATAGGAGCAAATGATTGTAATGGTAATTGTCCTTATGGAAGAGGTTGGTATTTACAAGTCACTCAAGTTGAACACTATGTTGAACCTAAGATTAAAGAAGAAACTGTTAGCATTAAATTCTTAACAGAACAACAGTTTAAAGAAAAAGGTCTTTGGAGGCATTCTTCTCCTAAAGGATGGAATAGTATGGGACTAATGAATAAGTACTTAGGCTGGTCATTAGTAATTCCTAAATCTAGTATAGGATCAAATGGTTCTTTTTCCTATGAAGACTGGACATTTCAAGTAACTGATTACATAATTACAGAATGGATACCTAGTAAAGTAGATGATTTTAGAGATGTCTCAAGAACCATAGCAAATAGCTCTGGTGCTATAGGTAGTTCAGAACCTGCTAAGCGTCTTATAATTAAAGGTACTAGTGCTGCTGCAGATAGTAATCCTATTTTTACTAATGGTGTAGTTTATCCTGTACGTCTTGATTTAGCTCATGGTTCTACTCATAGTACTATTGCAACTATAGATACTGATCCTTTATCTTTGTACAAACAAAAACCTATTACTATTAAAGCAAAACCTAAAAGTAAATTAACAACAATCTAAAAAACCTAAACATATGTCAAAAGTATCAAATTTTATCAAAGAAGTAACAGCCCGTTTGAAGGGTGATGAAGCAGGTGTTGTAGCTGCAAAGGTAGAACGTAAAGCAACTAGTGCTATTAATGGTCAATTAGCTGCCTTAAAGGCAAAGCTAGTTGATGATGAGACAGCAGTAGAGGATGCTGAAGAAGCGTTGAACAATGCAATTTTTCCAACTTCTGTCTTTACTGACAATAGTTCTTACGTTAGAACTATCCAAGCTCGTCAAGAGTATTTGGATATAGCTCTAGCTACTTTAGAATCAACTAAAGAAACTATTGTTTACTTCGAGAACTTAGTAGCAACTAAATTCAACTAATTAAACAGGGGAGAGAGATCTCCCCCTTTACTTTTATTATTACTCTATGAAAAAACTGTTCTTAATCTTAATTTTAACTGGCTTCAGTAACCTAAAAGCTCAACTATTCCCTATTAGAAGCCTAGAAGTATTTTTACCTCTTAATTTATCTGATACAATCTTTGTAGAAGATCTGATAGGCGAAGGCAAACATCCTTCTCCTAAAGTCTTAGATTGCTTTGTTTACAAATTCTCTGAGTGGAACTACATAATCTCTTATAAGTTACCAAAAGAAGAAAGAACATACATCATCAAAGACGGTTATATAGGACCTATCTATATACACAAAGGATCAGAGATTACAATATTGAAAGAAGATTAACCCCTTCTTTCCTTTTTCTCTTCTCTGATTTATAGTAATTTAAGCTTATATTTGCAGTGTTCCACCCTTGAGATAGTATCTCTTGGCTACAGAATGTCCCCAACTTCATACCGTAAGATCTGATTTTGGGGCTTCTTTTTAAACAACACAGTGGCGAAATGGTAAACGCTAACATTGGCTCGCAAAGCTGATATTGATGAAAGGAGGTAAGCGGATTTTCATCAGGTGTAGTAAAACGCATGTGGTACCTTTGCAAGGGTAAATTAGAGAAAACCACGAATGACTTACAGGTTCAACTCCTGTCTGTGTTACAAAGAGAAGTAGTTAAGCTGTAATTGAGAAGTAGAGTGTTTTAAATACCGAAAAAGGGTTAATAGTAGGTAGGCGTCACTCATTGCACTCAATCAGTAACCCTTTAAACTTAAAGCTTCTCTTTATGAGTCAAGATAGGTTAGCGCTTATCTTGACTACCAAGAACTAACAAACGTTAGTTATCTTAAACTATTGCTGAACTCACACTATAGTTTTTCATATTTTCTATATTAAAGCAATCATATCTGTTAGGGTAAAAAGGGAAGAGTGTGAGCTTCCTTTTTTTATTATCCTAAATTATCTCGAACCTAATAATTAAACCTATACAGAATGAGAAAAAGAATTATCAAAGCAGAAAAAGTGTACTCAGCTAGTCCTGAGTCTCCTATCAATGTACTTCCTATTCAAGGAAGGACTAAGCGATTCATTTCTAAAAAATTAGAGAGAATTAGAGAAGTTGAAATCAGTAACATGTTTAAACATCTCACCATTGACTCTATCTTAGATGAGAAAAGGTATTTAAAGACCTTAACTCAGCTTCCTACTAAACAAACTATTATTCCTGTACGGGAAGAAGTAGTTGTACCTCAAGACTACGAAGTAATACCAGACATTGTTCTAGGTAATATTAGAGTAGGTAAAAACTATCTTAAGACTTTTATTGAGCGACTTGAAGTCGTATCAGTAATTGATTGGCAAGACTAAAACAAACTAACAGATAAATTATGTCATTTAACTTTCAAGACTATTCAGTCAAAGAAGATGTCAGAGAGATTATCAGTCAGAAGTACACAGGTGGGGATATATTATCCCTGCCTGCTGACAACTTTCTCTTTGAGTCTAAGTTTCCTAATGCTAAAATCACTTGTTGTGAGCTAGACACAGAAACTTACAAACGTGGTAGAAAATTTAAACCACAGAATGTAGAGTATTTAAACAGAGACGTCTTCACTCTTAAGGGCAGATATGACTTTGTATGGCTAGACTTATGTATTAATCTAAGTCCAATGCTTGTAAATACCTTCATTTCTTACTTTCAAGATTCAACAGCTAAGACTATTTGTCTAACCATTCAAGGTAAAAGAGAATTATTTGGAAACAAATTAAAATTCTATGGAGCTAAAGATCTTGATGACTTTCGTTACAATGTATTTCCTAAACTATTAGAAGACTTTAGTGGATACAAAGTAACTGAAATCTACCGCTATTTAAGCCCTAACAAGAGCCCAATGATAGTGTATTCATTTGAAAAATAACAAAAAAACAAAAATAAAAACAAAAACCTAAAACACAAAACAAAAAATTATGGAAAACCAAACACAAACAATCAATTACAAGCCATTTCACAAGTTAAACTTTAGTGAGCAGGCAATTAGTGAGTTACTTACAGAGTTTAAAGCTGGTAAAAAAGCTTCTGAGGTAAAAGCTAAGTATCCTCAGTATTTTGAGTTAAGAAACGCAGGTGTTATTTATCTTGTAAGAACTGAAATGATTAAACAAGGTTTAATTTCAATGAGTGAGCCTGCAGCAAGAATGGTTGCAACTAAAAGGCGTTTGCAGAAACAAAAAGCACGTAAAGCATATAAAATGGCTTTAGGAGCTATTCAAACACCTACAGTAGCTCCTAAACTATCTACAATCAAAGAAAGCGTAGCTAATTCTATGATTAAGATAGATTTCCACGGAACTATCATTCACATCGAAAAAACTAGTAATATCATCATCACTAAGGACCAAATTGTAGTCCGTTAATCAATCTAGGGTAGGAGAAATACCTGCCCTAGGTTCCAATTGGCATAGTTGTTGCCTTAATTTATGTTTAACCTATAATATTAAAAATCATGTATTACAAACAAAATCAAGACCTTAGCTTTTCAAAAGTGCCAAATTTCAGAAACCTATTCTATGGTTCTTTAATTATTAATGTTATCTTTGCTGTACTTCTGTTTATGGCATTCACTAACCCAGATAAACCTATTTACAAGACTAAAATTGTAAAAGAAATCGTAACAGAGAAAGACATAGTCCTTAATGATTCAGGTATTACAGCTGAGTTAACCAATCAAGGAGTCATCTTAGCTGCTGTTGCATGTTTACAGTCTAAAATAGAAAGCAATCATGGTAAATCTAACGTAGGTATCCAAGCAAAAAACTTGTTTGGTATTACCTATCACAGATGTAAGCATGTAGCTGGTAAGCATGGAGTTTATGCTAAGTACGACTCTTACAGAGACAACATCAAATGCTATGCTCACATTCAGAAGCGATATCTTAAGAACATAGACGGAGTCTATGCAGAAGATCCTACTTACGTAAGCAAACTAAAGAGTTTTAAATGATAACAAGAGACCTAGTACAACATCAGGCTTTAAAAGAAGCCATGCAATTTAAAAGAAGTGGATTACAACTGGCAACAGGTGCAGGTAAGACAAAAGTAGGATTAGACTACATAACTGTCTTACCTGATACTTATAAAGTGCTAGTAGTAGCTCCTAAGGTAGATATCTTTAAGTCTTGGATTGATGACGCTAAGAAGTTTGAAGTAGAAGAACTCCTAGATAGGATTACATTCTCTACTTATCTTTCTTTAACTAAGCACAATCCTGAGGAGTATGATATTGTTATCTTAGATGAAGCACACTCTCTTAAAGCGACTGCTTTACCTTTTCTTATTAACTACAGAGGAAGAATCTTAGGCTTAACAGGAACTCCTCCTAAGTACCTGACTTCAGAGAAAGGTCAACTTATGATGGAATACTATCCTATTAAGTATGTATTCAAGACAGACAAAGCTGTAGAAAATGAGATTCTTAATGACTATCACATCTTCGTACACTACTTAGATTTAAAT